TGATCCTTCCTTATGATCCTTCCTTATGATCCTTCCTTATGATCCTTCCTTATGATCCTTCCTTATGATCCTTCCTTATGATCCTTCCTTATGATCCTTCCTTATGATCCTTCCTTATGATCCCTCATTATCAGCATGGGATTAAAAGGGAACGGCAGTTCCCTTTACTTTACATAATCGACGTGATATATGCACCCTTGTACGTTTCGATGCCCGTGTGATCCAGATTGATGGTGATGTCTGCGTAGACACTTCCTCCCATTTTGGCCCATCGATGGCAAAACATCCAGTCCTCTGACAAATAGTGACCATCCTCCACGCCACAATCAAACAATGCAAATGCGTAATCGTTCTCCGATCCGGATAAAAAACTCACATCATCGACATACTTGGTCTGTGGAAACGCCTTTGACATTACCTCGATCACATTTCTCTTTAATAACATAAATCCGGTTGCGAGATGTCTCACTTTAGTCAGATTTTTCTCAACCTCCAATACATTTGACACATAATTGATATTATACCGAACCATGTTTGTCTGCAGATAATCTTCGTTTGAAACCGTGTTTTTGAATTGCGACTTCTCTTTGCGAGCGAAGATATCACCAACTGTGTTCGGATTTGCGGCAAACCGATCCCAATTGTAATGCTTGATTGGATAGATTCCACCAACGATCGGCTTATCAGCAACCAACAGTTTCAGAATATCAAAGGCATTCCAAGTGATGTCAGCGTCGATAAACATAAAATGGGTCGCATCCTTGTTCGTCATTGCCTTGGCAATCAGATTGTTTCGTGCACGGGACACCAAACTGTCGTTGCGGCAAAACTGAATCGATGCGTCGATACCCAGTTCTTTGCACATATTCATGGTTTGGATAAGAGACTCGGTATAAGATACGTATACGCTGCTGTTGTAACATGGCGTTAAAAACACAATATTCGGTTTTGTCTGTGCGATATGATCGAGAATATATTGGGGGACGCCATTTGGGTTTGGATTTGAACTCGAATCGATCTCTTCAATTTGGTAACGAACACTGTCTGACATAGCTATAGTCAAGTTATGTAAAATAATCTTTATATATATTATACTATATAATGCAAACTGCTGAAGTAATCATAGCAAAATACGATTTGGGCAAACTAGATGAATACTATAAGAATCGTTTAAAAGTTAACAATGGCAGCAATCGTAAAAAAAAGTCAAAGCTTGAAAAGAAAATCGATTTTAGAAACATGTTTGAGTATACGTTGTGGAGTTTTATTATGACATTTATTGGTTATCAATTCTACAAGGGCTATAATACTACAAATATAAATGGCATAGAGTATCGAAACCATGTGCGTGAAGGGTTTGCTGACATTATGAAAGGTAATTGTTTGCCGACTTACTTTTCTGATCCCAACAGAATGAAATATAATTTTACTAATTCTGTTGGAGAAGCATTCTCGGACGCTGGTTGTATAAATCCGATATGTCTTGCTTTTCATAATTCGCTTGATATTATATTTGGATCACTTACATCGAATAAATGGTTGTTATTACCTGGATTAGTGAGTAAACTTTTATTCCCAGTTACACTTAGAAAACTAATTACTTATACAACTGGATTGGTGTTTAAATGTTTCGAAAATCCTGCCAATGTTAATAATATTAAATACACTACTATATTGGATAAAACAACGTCAAAGACGCGGTCAAAGTCAAAATCAAAGTCAAAGTCAAAGACGCGATCAAAGTCAAAGTCCTATCAAGAGAAGGACAGTGGATTGTATAATGATCAAGAGAAGGACAGTGGATTGTATAATGATCAAGAGAAGGAGAGTGGATTGTATAATCAACCGTCTGAAACACATGTCAATCGAAAATCTTCTGCAAAATCCTCTGAAATTAAGTTTAAGGTTATTCCGTTTGATACAGACGAGTTGATACAAATACTTCCTGGAGGAACCCCAATGACAGGAAAACAGTTTGTTAAAAAACTACATAAGTTGGGTCTTTATGAAATGTACATGGATTCTATAAACAAACTAAATGATTTGAATTCTTCGAAAAGTTGTTCCGTTGATGATAAAAAAATGTTGCACGGAGGAGAACTTTTTACACTTGCATCACTTCTATCTTATAAAGTTTTACTAATTTGTACAGCCGCTGCAGGCGGAGCTACTACTTACTTTAATTGGGATCTATGGACAAGAGTCGCAAAAAATACAGACCTAATGTGTAACAGTGCACTTGCACAACCAGAAATGAAAGTAACGAATTTTGTATTTAATATATTTGGATTAGGTGTAAACTGTCTGAATAATAGTGTTTGGCAAACAGTTGGAGCAAGATTATTTACGGGACAAAACCTTTTTCATGTTTTTACGTTGTTTAACACGCTTATTCCAGCTAAGTTTTCGAGTGGAGTATCAGGATTTGTTGGATACGCGAGTGAATTTTTCACATCGTTTAAGGTTTGGTAAAAAAAATAAATAGTTTGTTTTTATTTATTTTTTTATTTGGGATGTGGTATAAAGCATTTTATCGATTGCTTGCTAACCTTTTATACGCTAAACAAAACACTTTAAGCAGTCGCGGGAACGACGGCCTTGATGAAGTGGATCTTCAAGTACTTCTGGAGATTGAAATAGGTGAGGACCTCATCCTTGCCGACCTTCAAGAGCTTGGCGAGCTTGGCATCAGGGTTGATCTGTCTGCCAGACACCTTGTCCTTGAGCTGGTTGGCGGTGATGTAGTTGTTGATCTCCTTACTGACCTCGACGCGGGACATCATGGTACCGGCCTCCTTGCCAAGGAACTTGATGAGCTCCTCACTGATCACGGAGGGCTTAACAAATCCAGAGGGCTGTCTGTTAGGGTTGGCAGCCTTCTTGCTTCTCTTCGCCTTGGAAGCGTTCTTCAGCTCGCGAGACACCGACTTCTCAAGGACCTTGTAGTCAGATCTCATGGAGGACAAGATGGCAGTGACCTGCTGGATCTTGGAACTGAAATCAGTCAACTTGGTGGAAAGAGTGGAGGCATCAGCAGCAGGGGGCTCAGCGGCGGCGGCAGCAGCCGCAGAAGCAGTGGCATCAACTACGGGAGTCTCAACGACGGCGACAACGGCAGCAGCCTTGGGCTTTCTCTGCTTCTTCTCGGCAACGGGAGCAGCAGCGGGGGTAGACTCAATAGTAACAGTGACAGCGGGAGTAGTAGAAGACTCAGTAGACTTAGTTTTGCGAACCATTTTATTATACACTCTATAATGCTATTTTTTTAAGTAGTTTAACGCATAAATATAGTTTTCGATTTTTCTATTGCATAATCGCAAAGTAGTTTTCATATAACCAAGGCAATTGAGCTCTGGCGTCCAATGAAACAATTGTCAACCCCGATAAAAAATACATTACGCCTAAATTCTTGTGCTCGTTGTCGATTCCGCTGTATACTAGCACCTCGGCCATTCGAACCACTTTCCGAATTACTTCATCAATCGGCGAATCGATGTTCAAATGCGGTCCGAATATCTCTTCACTAAATGGTGAGATGTATGGGCATATACGAGACCGCAAATCTCTCGGTAAGATATTCCAGAGTTGATTGATCTTTATTGCCAAAAAATACAGTTTGCGATTCAATAGTTGGCTTAACCAGTGCATTTGTGTATAGTTTCCTAAACTATCGATCTGCATAAATAACTCATTGATCCGCTGATCGAGTGTCATTTGTTCCAAGTTACGTAAACGATGGAAAAATGCGTGTTCCTGGGTGTTGGATCGGCGACGTTCTCTCGATAGGATTTGCGTCAAAAGAGGCGAGGCCACTGCATCCTGACTGAGCTCGATGATCTCTTTCATCAATTCGTTATTCGGAAACAAAGCGTTCGTCAACCGGATCACATTCACAAGTTTGTGTTCAAATGTGTATTTCATGTTTTCTCGGTTGTACGGATTATCTAACTTGTTATTGTTTTTTACGGACATTGTGCATAGCGATTTTATGTTAAATCCGTAGTTGTGTGTAAAGTCTTCATATGTGATGTAGTATAAATGAGGGATCTCGCTAAATGGTTCCAATGTGTAAAAATCGCTATCATTTACACATGTCTTGTACGATCCCTTCAGTTTCATCCATTTTATAACCAGATGTCTTCGGATGGTTCCTTGTATTTTGATTGCGTGTTTTGTTGATATCATGTAGTCTTTGATTCGTGTGAACACATTCTCTTTGTTTCCAGAGACTTTCAGTCTCAATTCTTTTGCATACTCTTTCAACTCGGGGAGTTTTGATTTGTTCAAATCTTTTTTTGCAATCTCATAGTATGCCTCGATGATTGTCTTTTCTTTTGGTTTGGCCATTTTTGAAAGCATTTCGTGTTGTTTTGAATAATATGAATATATATAATTCAATGTTTAATATATTTTTCGATTGAACAAATTTGTCAGATCATACATTTGTCAGATCATACATTTGTCAGATCATACATTTGTCAGATCATACATTTGTCAGATCATACATTTGTCAGATCATACATTTGTCAAATCATACATTTGTCAGATCATACATTTGTCAGATCATACATTTGTCAGATCATACATTTGTCAGATCATACATTTGTCAGATCATACATTTGTCAGATCATAAATTTATTTACAAACCAAACAAACACATACAACACACACAAACCAAAAAATGTCCAAACCAGTTGTTCTCGACGTCGACGCATGGGTCCCTGATGCGATCCGCTTCACTCCTCCCAAAGTCAATGACAAACAAGGAAAATCCATCAACATCATCAGCAGTCAAACCGGTCGCGGATTGCACGTTTCTTCGCCGCTCTTAACCACTTGGGGCATCAGCGACTTTGTTGATCAGACCACCGGCGTGTCGGACGGGAAGTTCAGCATCTCCTTGACTTTCCCTCAGGACCAATATACCACCGACAAGTCGAACATGTTTTTGGACAAGATCAAGGCTTTTGAACAAGCCATTCTAGTAGAGGCGGTTAAGAACTCCGATTTGTGGTGGGGCGAGAAGCTGACACTTGACATTCTCAAGTACAGTTTTTTCCCTATGTTGAAGTTTCCCAAAATCAAGGGAACCAAGAAACCGGATATGACCAAGAGTCCGACCATCAGTGCCAAGGTGCCCTTTTATGAAAAGGACAACAAGTGGAATGTGGAGCTTTATGATACCAGTGGTAAACTCATCTTTCCCTGCGAAAACGACGAGCTCACTCCCGCTCATTTTGTTCCCAAGTTGAGCAAGGTCGCGTGCGTTTTGCAGTGTGGTGGCATCTGGATCGGCGGCAAAGGCTGGGGTGTTACATGGAAGCTTGTACAGGCAGTTGTGAAACCCAAGGAGGTCGTCAGTGTGTTTGGCAAGTGCCATATCAACCTATCTGAGGATGACAAGGAAGCCATCGACGATGATGCATCATCTGTCCTTTCGGGCGGAAGTGCCGATGCAGCTGCTACTGTAGTGGATAGTGACGATGATAGTTCCCCTCGTGCCAAAAAGTTCAAGGTTGAAGTGGATCCTACTCCTCCTGCTCCTCCTCCTACTCCTACGACTCCCGCTGTAAAAGTGGCTGTTGCTTCTGTAAAAGAGGGTGTTGTTGCTTCTGTAAAAGTGGCTGACGCTGTAGACATGGATGTTTCAAAAGATGCTCCTTTGAAAAAGAAGGTGATAAAGAAGGTTGCCCCAAAATAATTTACCCCAAATAATTTATATATCAACATATCGTATATGAAAAAAATTAATTTAAATAATAGGAAAACAAAAAAAAATTTCAAAAGCGTAAACTGCAGTCCATGTGTGGCTAACAAAAAAGTTATAAAAACGTCATGCATGACCCCCGAGGCGTTGTTAAAAATCCGAGACGAGTATAACAAAGATCACGCCGACAAAATCATCGCAACCAAACCAGTGTTGATTTGGCACGAACTCAAAATGAAACTCAACTGCAAAGACGAACGGTGCTGGATCAAAGAGATCGACGACTTGAATCTCCGAACCCAGATTAAAAATCAACTGTTTGCACCGGAACATCCACCGGAATGGATTCACAACAAAAACGAATGGTTAAGCAACAACGATATTGATCTGGTCATGAAACAATACGAGCTTAAAGACAAGACATTCAAGTATTTAGCAACAACCCCGGTTGACTATGATTTCGTCGTTGATAAACGAACAAACACCTGTTATGAAGACACATTGTGCAAATTTGATTTGAAAACGCTTACTGCGGAAGGGAAGCACAAATTCGCTGTCGTTTTCAATTTAGACAAACACGACCAGTCCGGTTCACACTGGATCTCCTTGTTTATCAATGCTGATAAACAGATTATCATGTTTTTCGATAGTGCGAATGGAAGTATTCCGAGAGAGATATCGAATTTTATCAAGATCGTAAAACAACAGGGCGTTGCGAACGGTATCAGTTTCAAATTCATGAGAAACCACAAACAACATCAGCGAGGTAATACCGAATGCGGCGTATATTCGATTCATTTTATTATCGAAATGTTGAATAATGCGGATCGTGCGATCGAGCTGTTTTTGAATGGATACATCCCAGACAGCAAGATTGAAAAGTATCGAAACATTTATTTTAATGCACCGGAAGAAAATGAATAACATGACATTTTTTTATAACTATATTATAACAACATGGGGACGTATAGAAAAAACAAGAAAAGAGAGAAAAGATCAACTCGAAAGCGTGGTATTAAGGGCGGAAATATCTATGGCATCATTCCAATCGTATCATATAATAACGTGGGAATAGAGCCTGTTATAGACAAAGACGAATATATACGAAAAAATCATGTCTATCCAGAATTCGATGAACGGTTTGATATCAACAATGTCTTTACAAACGTGCAAGATTTTTTTAGGTTAAGTGATGCAAATAATACCCCCCCTATAAAAACCCGAAAAATCAAAATCGCAATGCATACAGACAAGGAACTTCGTGAAATGAATGTGCTCAATAAAATGATTCGTGCAATTAATAATTCAATCAATCCAATTCTACGACAAGACAAGAACAAGACAAATCTTGAAGTACTGCGATCCATTGGTAATCCAAAAATCAAGTTTCATGCATTGTATGGATTGACTCCGAAAGAACGAATTATTGCGGAAAAACTAATGATGTCTGGAATTTTTGAGAAAGCCCTTTATTATTCGCCACTTAAACCGAAGAATCAGGATACTCGGCCCGATTATGTGATAGAGAACGAACGATTGAAGAAAATCAACAATGAACTTAATGAAAAGCTTCGTTTGCCAATTCAATACTTAATAGATGCAGATAGATTAGAAGCAGAGAAAAAGGAAGAAGAGAAAAAAGAAGCAGAGAAAAAGGAAGACGCAGATAGATTAGCAAAGGAAGAAGCAGTGAAAAAAGAAGAAGAAGATAGATTAGCAAAGGAAGAAGCAGTGAAAAAAGAAGAAGAATATAGATTAGCAAAGGAAGAAGCAGAGAAAAAAGAAGCAGATAGATTAGCAAAGGAAGAAGAAGATAAAAAGATAAAGGTTGGCGATTTGGTAACATTCACCAACAAAGTAAGTCCAGATAACGGTAAAGAAGCGAAATTAATCAAAATCGATGGTAATGAATACACAATACAGTTCACCGATAACAACGAAAAACGAGAGACTTCTTTGAATTATTTGACCAAGAAATAATTAATTCTCTGTAATATATAGTAGTAGCCCAGGATGAAGACAAAACGAAAATCCACCACAAGAAAAAAGAAAGGAGGTGCATATGGTTTAGTATTAAATGTTGGTTATAATGATAAAAATGACATTATCGGTGTAAAAACACAACCCATACTTGCAAACGACGATTACTACAAGAAAAATCATCGTTATCCAAAATATAGTGGTGACCAACTGTTTGCGTCAAGCATGTTTGAAAACATGATGGAGAATTTGAATGATTTTTTTCACCCATTTGATGCAAACAATAAAAACACAAAAAAAAAACACGTGAAACTCGCTGTCAATGATGCAAAACATCTTAATTTGATACATCTTACCAACCAGATTATAAAGAAGTTAAACCTCATCAAGTCACCAAGTTTAACGACACCGTTTCACATTGTAAGAAAGAGCCGTATAGGAGAGATAGACGACACATGTAAGTTGCGTTTTATAAATGAGTACCAAAAATTATTGCTAGCACATGCGAATGAACTTAATGAGGAAGACGATGATATCGAAGCGTTTGATTTAGACAAAAGTGAAAATAAACAAGAACGAATCAATACAATTCGACACTTATTGAAAATGCCCTTTTTAGTGAATGTCATCAGTATCAAGTTTGGATTGTTGAAAAATGGCGATGTGACACTTAAAGAACTGTATGACATATTTCGACCAAAGGGTTTTACAAAGTTTTCACGATCTTTCAAACAAACTCGGGAAACTGCAATGAGAGATATAAATCAAGGTATGGATGAATTACAACGGACAACGCGAAATGTGATTAATTATATTAAACCATCATCGATGTCTTATGAACAAATGGTTCGAGAGGAAAATCAAGAGTTGATGAAAGAGAATGAAAAAATGATGAAAGCATTGAAATCCAAAGGGATTGTTGTAAAAGAAGAGAAAGATGAAGAAGAGAAAGAAGAGAAAGAAGAGAAAGAAGAGAAAGAAGAGAAAGAAGAGAAAGAAGTTCAAACAAATGGACGAAATCTTGGCTCGGCACCCGCCACAACATCGAGTAAATCCAAATGGAATCCACAATCGACAACATCGAATAATTCATCTGCAATCGCAGCATCGATTGGTTCATCCACCCCCCGCCCACAAACCGGATCACTAGTGACTGATCCGTACAATAAATTTAGTGACATGTTGGTACAAAAATACGGTATTATCAAATCAACGAACACGGATCCATATTTAAATATTATTAATGACATAACACATAGTATCGGTATAGATATTAATAATCTCATACCGCAAAATATCTTCGACATAATAAAATCCAAGACTGTGTCCGACAGTATATGTATCACAATGATTCGATTGTTTTTATCATATGATATGCGTAACTTTGAAAATTTTAAGAAAACACTTAATGCAAAGCTTGCAGAACTGGATAATGAGATTAGTTATCAACAGTTTATAATATATGTCGAGGAGTCTCTCAACTCACTATCAACATTGGGTGCATTTCGTCAAAAATTTACATATGATAGTATACTTGCCGACATGAAATCTGCGAATAACTGGGAAGAAAATATAAAGACGAATTTAAATAAGTTGTATACATTGTTTTTGAATTTTGACAAAGGTTATATAGAGCAAATGGCTCGAATGATTTCTAAACCGAGAGGGCTGACAGAATTTTACAACGAAAATGATACAAATCCAATTTTTTGAAACGATATAAAGACATCGCACCTATACTTAATAAACAAAAAAAAATGGAGTTATCCCACGAACAGATTGAGCGTCTCGCAAAACGATTCCCGAAACTAGAACTTTCTTATGAAACAGTTGCACATAAGAAAGTTTCACCCGATTATGACATTTGCATATCGATCCCCAACGGCAAAAAACAGTTTGCATGGTTCACCTACGACCAAGACAAAGACGTGTGTTATTTATTGGACATCAACAAAGACCAAAAGATATCGAAGATTGTAAAAATCGCAGTCGATACGTTCGACCACCGGTTGGCACACGAAACAGTTTTGTATGGTTCATCATGTGAAATCAACGAGAGACAAGTGTTTATCATCGAGGACATTTACTATTTCCGTGGCCTGCAACTGAAGCAGTTCACATTTGGTGAGAAATTGACATACATGAAAGAACTGATGTCGAGTTGTAAGGTCCCGAGCATTTTTGCGTTGCCTTATATGTGTTTGGTTGCAGGAGACAACAAGCTGTTGGAGTCGTTGCCGTTTTACGAATCGATGACGTCGAAGACCGCATATCCCACGCATCATATCCAGTTTCGGAGTTCCAACTCGATCTCTCCTTACTTGAATCATGTATACAAAAAGAGACAAGATGCTATAATCACGACAGAGTCGTCGCCTAGCACAATTCTTTTTCCAAGAAATGATTTGGACCATTATTCGCAGTCCCGACTGAAACATGCGGTGTTCAAAGTGACAGCGGATATTCAGAACGACATATATCATTTGTTTGCATATGATGGATATGTCAATATTGCATATATTGTGAGCCGCGATTCGAGTGTTTTTATGAATCATTTGTTTCGAAACATCCGTGAAAACACAAATGTCGATTTGGGCGAAGAGAGCGAGGACGAGGATATGTTTCAAAATGTCAGTTTAGACAAGTATGTGGATTTGAAAAAGGAGTATAAAATGCAATGCGAATATCATCCAAAGTTTAAAAAGTGGATGCCCATGAAGGTGGTTGGTGAAAACACGCGGCTGGTTGCGACAAAAGATCTCTTGCATCGGTCATCGGGCAACAATCAAAAGCCATCCGACCATAATCATAAACCATCCGTATACAAGACAAATGTAAACAAATACAATAAATATAAACGCTAATTTTTATATTATACAAAAAAATGGCATCTTTAAGTAATTGGAGTCAATATTTATCACACAGCGATTATAACTATTTGGTACAATATGTAGAAAATATAAAAAACAGTGTTTCAAACACTGAAATGATCATTTTACTTGGACCTGAAAGAAGCGGAAAATCGACGTTAATTAATGAAATAACTGCCTACTTGGGTGAAAATATATGCGAAAATTATTGTATGACACCAAGTGATATTATATATAGAGAAAACATAAAACCGTTGTATTTTTGTTGCGGTATACCAACTGGTAAGAGAAATGTGAGTGCTTTGAAAAACTTGATAAAATATGGACAATCATTTATCGCCGCAACAAAAGAATTTCGAAATACCGAGTTATTGGAAGTTTCGAGAGTGATTGCGATGGAACATGTATTTTAAGGAATGGGTGTTTTTGATGAAATGTATTTATTTCAATTCGTCAAAATTGGGTTAAGAGACAACGGTTTGAACATCGCGTCTACAGATAGGACAATTGCTGCGACTTTTTAATAAGGACTCGCAACAAGATTTGCACATACAAAGATGCCCACATGGAACAAGAATCTCCGTGGAGGGTTCATCCATACAAACAACACATTCGGTGATTTCATAGATTCGAAGACTGCTCATATCCAGTTTGGGAACAATCTTCATGTTTGTGGTTTTGATTTGGTAGAATGCCTGCGTGTTTGGACGCGAAACCATGACAATGTCGTCGGGTCCGATCTCGTAGAAATATCCATCTTGACGAACATCTTTGGGAAACTTGCAGTTCAAATCATTGTTGTAGACATTTGTATAGACTTTGCCTTCGGTATCCGTAAAACTGAAGAATTTGATTCTTAGTTTACTTTTTTCCTTTACACATTGAAGAGTGATTTTTGACATTTTTTTTATGATTTTGCAACATATTCTTCTTCAGATAGCTCATCGCGGAGTTTTGGTTTCTTCGGTTTGGCGATATTCTTCTTCTTCTTTTTATCTTGTTCTTCCTCTTCCTCTTCTTCTTCCTCTTCTTCTTCTTCTTCTTCCGAGTTGACGACGAATCCATCTTCTACATAACCGTACTTGTTTCTTGGTAGGTTTTCTTCCTCTTCTTCTTCCTCGTCTTCGTCTTCGGAACCGAGGTCGTGAAATCCTCCGTACAGATTTTCCATAATGGAAGCAAACTCTTTTTTACCGATATCAACAACCTTATTCGTTTCATCGTATAATACAGCAATGCATTTACCAAAAAACAAGAGATTATCAATCGGTGGTGGGAATTCATATTTGTTCTCTGTGTTTGCTCGACCATCTGTGTTGCCATAAATTGACAGCTTTTTATCCTTTATTGACCAAGTATGTGCACAAACAATCTCATTTGACCCATATATTTTATACAAATCATTGATATCTGCAACAGCGTGTGTTTTTAATGAACCAGTTCTTTCGATAACAACAACTGACGGCATATAATCAACCCTTTGAATTACGATTTATATTCTTTTTTTTTAATATTATATAGTATAATGAATCAAATAACAACTGGATTTGAAAAGTTGAAGAAGATTGTGATCGGAGAGAAAGACTCTGTCAAGAAGTTTGTTAAGAACGCCAATCAGTCTGTGAAGAAGACATTCAAGAAGTCTTACAAGAGATTTAATAAGTTTCGAAAGAATCGAACATTTCGAAAACCATGGTTTATAGGTAAAAATCGGAGGTAGAAAACTATATTGATATGGTAAAATGATTGGTTGGATATTTATAGTTTCAGTTTTAGCAGTATTGGTTTATCATTATTTGTTTGTTGGGCATACAAATCATGCAAGACCGAATGTAGATTTACAAATTCAAAAATACAAGACAATCATTGATAAACTGTCGCAACCTCAAGAAGATCTCTTGTCCAAACATTTGTCGTATGAATCTATGTTGCCAAAAGATATGTCAGAAGAAAATACGTCATCTTCTGATTTAAAAGATATGTCATCTTCTGATTTGGAAGATATGTCATCTTCTGATTTGGAAGATTTAGAGACATACGTACAATCAAAAACTGCGTTCTAAATCATTATATTTATTTGACGCAATATAATAAATGAGTGTGCTATTTGAATCAATTTTATTATTTAGTTTAGCAGTTTTAATTATTATCATGGGTGGACTGGTTTATTATTTTAAAAAGAGAATTGTCGAGGTAGAACAAAACAACGCCACCTGTTTAGAAGTTGTACAAGACGTATATATGCAACACACAAAACTTCGAAATGAAGTAAATGGATTGATAACAACGATGCAGTATCAGTATCATGAACAACATCATCATCAACAACATGTTAAAACAAATGATGAACTGATTAAGATTGTCTTGTCAGAAGATGATAGCGAAAGTGATAGTGAACACGAAGATATCAATGAGATTGATGATAGTGATAATGAAAGCGAAAGCGAAAGCGAAAGTGATGAAAAACGAGAGGTTAACCAGATGAAAAATGAAGACAAAGTAAAAATTGTAAATGTCGACATGTCATTCCCGGAAGAGTTTGAAATCAACATCGATGAAGACCTTGACGGAGAATATGGCGAGGAAGACTCTGAACTAAAATCATTGGGACAAACCGATCAAGTGATTGTAAACAAGGTAGACACAACAACACACATATCAAAAACCGAGTTAAAGAAACTGTCTCCAAGTGTTTTAAAAAACTTATTAATTGAAAAAGGTGTAAATGCGGATCAAGTCGCAAAAATGAAAAAAAACGAGTTAATTGATAAACTAGCAGTTATGTAAAATGGATCGATTTTTTTTTATATCATTGATATAAAAAAAACTTAGGAGCAAATGTATCCAGGAAAATAGTAGTTGAGTTTTGCAGCAGCCATACCCGCTTTTGAATCTCCACTCTCGAAAATGGTCTTCCATGTTAATGGTACCACGTGGACGATTATGTTTTCATTTTCATCCACCCTACCTTGTGTAGAGAGATTGATTGCGGCAATTTGGCTGCTTGTCATCTTGGTAAAGTATGCAAACTTATGAATAATCTCTTCGCAACCGCCGATCGAGGGGGCGAATGATCCCAAACTGATCAATGTGTCCAATGGCATCCGTGGAATTACTGATTCACACTCAACTGGTTCGGTTGGCCTCAATTCAAGTCCGGTTTCTTCTTTGATTTCGTCAAACATCTTTCCACCGAGTTTGTTCGATCCATCCAACATGCCAGCAGGGATCTGTTTGATTTTACCACCCGCGGGAGCTTTCAGTTCTTCAACAAACACTGTATGGTATGTTGGTTTCCAATCCTCCTCCTCACGTTTTCGTTTGCCTCCATCATCTTCCTCTTCAATCACAATCAGACAAGCCACTGAATCGCCTCTTAAAAACACGGTGCCCGGGACAATACGATTTTTAGAGTCACGAAAAACCGTATCGATGAACCAAAACCCGATTTTGGGTCCAAACATTTTGAGTCCTTTGATCTGGATTTCTTCAATGCGATTTCCACACAGTATCGATTTATCATACCAAGACTTGAGAAGTGAGTTCGGATCGGAAAGTGCCTTCGTAACAGCAGTCAATTCGGCTGGGGTGAGTCCATCGCCGGGAGTGATAACAGTTTCTCCAAAAAAAGACATTGTTTTTCTGCAATTAATTTATGACAAAGGGATGGGGGAATTTGCAGTTAGTTTATGACAAAAGGCGAGGAAACCAATATTCTTACAGCACGATTCGATATCGAAAATATTTTTTTCATAATATACGAAACCACAGATGTGTGCACAAATGGATGCTCGTGAACCACTCGAATGCAATAATTACTGGCGTCGTCAAACGAATAATATACGGTATCTATGTCCGGATTCTGGCGAATGGCGGAAAACAGTCGATTGAAAGCCACATCAATAATCATCTTGTTATAAACACTGAGACCGGCAAAACAACCATTCTCCTTTGTGCAAACAGGGATCGCAAACACTTTTTCTCTATATTTCCGCAAGCCATAAACGTCACTAGAGAACAACCAGTCATCTGTGTCGCAATATAAAAAAAACGCGTTTGCATGTTCCATAATCATCCGCTCATAGTCGTTTTTCACACCGACTACATCGATATCCATCTCGTTCACTATATATTACTAAGTGAGGAGAGTTTATAGAGAAACAAGATTGGACGGTTTTAAAAAAATATTATCAGAGGTTGTATAATTATAATCGACGCGGTTTTTCAGACACCATTGAATGCATTTCTGGAGATTCGATTTCATATAGTAATTGATTTTGTCAGTTTTGTAACTATTTCGAATCAGTGCAAGCGTGTTATGAATGTTCTCTAACTGTATCTGACAAATCACCGAGTTACATTCTTCCAGTTTATTGTAGAAAGATATAGGGATCCTTGTGTTATTCAAAAAGCTCTTGATAAACAACCCATCGTCTCTACATAGATTCGTCATGAGTTCTTCGAATATTTTAGTAACATCTGGATTGTTTCCCGTGAAATTCGTGCAAACCAGATATCGTTCCGAGTTCGCATAACGACTTGTGTTTGGCTTTGTCACGTATACCTTTTCATAGAGACTCGACAATAGTAAAATCAGTTCGGCAGTGGCTTTATGAAAACAATCGAAGCATTTCAGCACAAAACTGCCTCCCGGTTTTTGGAGACAAACCGCATAGGCAACCTGGGCAAACAGAAGTTTCAATATGCTCGACTCCTGATTGTTGAAATCCGACGAAAAGTCGAATCCGCCGTCGCCAGTTACAAAGTCCATCTTGCCACCATACAAAGCGGTTACGTGTTTGAAGTTTTCGATGTTCAAAATGTTTCCAGTCTTGTCCGCACCCTTTTCAAGTATGATGTTCGAATGGGCTTTCAAAAAACTCGCCGTCTTCTTCCAACCAGGCACCTCGCTGTCTGATGGGTCTTCGATTGTCATGCCGTAATACTTATCGAAGGGGTTGTTTCGATGATTCAATACCGCCTCGATGAACCCTCCTGGACCTTCGGCAAGTGCAAACATGTTTATCAATGTATAGGGTTGCAAAACCTTGAAATTGAAGGTGTTCAATATCTCAATCATTTTGAAGTATGCCCTCGAAATCGGTTTGTATTTACAAACGCTTGTTTTATGTGAGTTCGTATAAATGTATTCGTATGGGTTTGTGTATTTTTTATAGGTGTTCCAGTCGTCACCGAGTTCTGCGATCTTATCTTTGATCTCGTTTAAATAATGGTTAAAGGAATATGACATATATGGTAATGGTTGTTCGGTGCCATATGTGATTTTCAACTTGTTTAAATAATTTCCAGTAATTTTTGGTAATAAAATATATATCATGTTTCGAATTAGTTAAAATAGGTCAAATATGTTTATATTATTTTAGGAGTCATGATATTTTAGGAGTCATCTGAGTATGGGATTAACGACGAGGTTATCGCTTCGCTTATACCAAGTATGGGATTTAAAGGGAACTGGTTCCCTTTTTTATGGGTCATCATCATCTTCATATTCGTCATCATCGTCATCAACAACGTCAACATAACCACAGTCATCATCACTATTGTTATCATCAATAATCTCTACACGAGAGGTGTCGATATCGTATTGATACTTTTCGAACTGTGTTTTCGTAAGCAACATCGTTCCACCGTATATATTGTTCATGAAATAATCTGGTTCGATTTTACTTTCACGTTGCAACTCTAGCTTACGCATGTATGAATCGTCTATATTTGATTGTTTTTTCCATTGGGATCTGCTAATAGTTACGTATCCACTATATCTGGGATCGGCAGTTGGTTTGGTCGGTAGTTTGGTGGTCGGCATCTTTGTTGCAATTTTGGAGTAAGAGACTGGACCTGAAGAAGGCAATGGATCCGAAGAAGGCAATGGATCCGAAGAAGATGCGTCTTTTATCGGTGGTAACGAGAGAGACGTATCCTGGATCTTATCAGTCGCCATTGTAGGCTTATCAGTCGCAGGCTTATCAGTCGCAGTTTTAGGCTTACCCATCGACGGAAAATACTCTTCGCTCGCCAACGACGGTAAAAAAACGGATGGTGGTGGTGCCACTGGTGCTCCAGTTGGTCTAAAATAAGTTCGATTTGGACAGTTTACGCGAATGTGTCCATTCATACCACAACCATTGCATATCATATTCAATAAAATAGGACACAAGAGATTGTTTTGATAGTCTCTCGTGTTGTGCGACATGTATTCCTCCTCAGATCTGCCATTTTTTTTACAAACGGGGCAGAATGTATTGTTCCTGCGAAACTGCATTTTCTCAATAATATCATAAAAAATTGTTTTATGACGAGACTAGAATGACTACAGTTATTGCAGATTATGTTTTCATTGATGGAGATGGCAACCTCCGCACAAAAAACAAGGCCGTGATATTTCAAACTGGTGACCCATTTTGCTTTGAAGATTTTACTACGGATGGATCCTCTACAAAACAGGCATCTGAGGATGGAAACACAGAAATCATTCTAAGACCGGTCTATCACATCAAGAATCCATTGAAACCAATTGAGGCTTATTTGGTGGTATGTGAAACATATGATGCTATCACGAACTTGCCACTGTCATCAAACACGCGTGCAAAGGTAGCTGAACTGTATAACAATCAAGATGTTAAAGATCTACAAATCTGGTTTGGACAAGAACAAGAATATTATTTGGTGTCATCCGATAACAACAAATCATATGAAGGTCCGCATTACTGCAGCGTTGTGAACAATCCAATTCAACAACAAATCGTCGATGAGCATATGATCGTATGTATGCTCATCGATGTAAGGTTCTATGGAACCAATAGCGAGGTATCGCCGAACCAATGGGAGTTTCAGTTGGGTCCATGCGAGGGTCTTCGTGCCGCCGACAATTTGTTGATTGCAAGATTCTTATTGGAAAAGATTGCTGCAAAGCATGGATACAGCGTTTGCTACCATCCCAAACCGTTTCATGATCGTCATGGATCCGGTTGCCACCACAACTTCAGTACAAAGGCGACTCGAGAGGTAGGTGGATACGATGCCATTGTTGAACTGATGTCCCGATTTGCCGAAACACATACGGAACACATCGCCGCTTATGGAACTGGAAATGAGTTTAGACTCACTGGAAAATGCGAGACGGCATCCATGAACGCGTTTTCTTGGGGAGTTGGCACAAGAAACACGTCGATGCGAGTTCCGAACAAAACCCAACAGCTGGGTTATGGTTATATAGAAGACCGACGCCCCGCTGCAAATGTGGATCCATATGATGCACTATATATGATTACAAAAACAATAAAGTAAAGGAAACCAAGGTTTCCTTTTGATCCTTCCTTAAAGGAAACCAAGGTTTCCTTTTGATCCTTCCTTTTGATCCTTCCTTTAAGGTATTCCTGTACGCTTACTCTGTATACTTATACCTTTTCTCATATCAATCTAAATTTTAATAGTTGATAGAAAATTTAAATTTAGATTTTCATTTGGATAACCAATCGGATTACATAAAAATGGAATCCCATTTATTATAACATTAGATAGTGTATGAGTATTAAGCGTTTGAAATAAAAAAATCTATTTTTTAGTCAAACTTCTTCTATTGATTGAATCAATTGCATTCTTGGGTTCAATTGCATTCTTGGGTTCCATTGCATTCTTGGGTTCAATTGCATTCTTGGGTTCCATTGCATTCTTGGGTTCCATTGCATTCATACTTTCACTTCTGGTCCTTCTTGTTTTTTTCATCGAGGGATGTTCATTCTGTATCTTTCGAATTGCAGTTCCTGTTCCTAAAAATGCAATAAATTTATATCTCTTTGTCTCGAATGACTGTGTATCAACATCTAATCCAATAATTTCAGATGCACCCATTTCGCTCGCTTCTTTTCTCATTTTGTTTATACATCTTTCCCTCGCTGTATTGAAACGGTTTTCCACAAGACTTCTGTCTGTTTGTAAAAGATTCGTCCAACTTTTAAAATATTCATACAAAAAATCAGAATCTTCAATATGTACAACCGATACTAAACCAACTGTTTCATATCTTGTGTAATCGTATGTGGTTACAGTAGTTACTTTCATTTATATAAAGTATACAAATATTAAAAAATTTATACTAAAGAAGATGACTGCAGAACAACTTTATGTTTCAACCGTTTCACATAAACAGGAGTAGTTTTCAAAACTTCTTTCACTGCTTCTTGAATCCCCTCTTTGTCAATTGTTTTCGTAATCGATCGATACACTTTTTCTGCATTGACATCGTGAATTTTTCTGAAAATGAAATACCGATTCAAAAACGAGATCTCCTTCTCTTTCTCTGACATGTCCATGGCAGTACCCTCCTTCTTCATTTGATAAAACAATTCTGAAAACAGTCCACTGCCCGTTGGAAACCCATGATGATTCGCTTCTGTATTTGTCAAGAGTTTGAATCCATAGTTTTCCATGAGTCGGACAAGGTAATGAAAGTGCACCAAATACTCGATCGCATATTTATTGATGGATTCTTGATAGACGTTGATCGCATAACCGACACTTGTTTCATCCCCCACAAACCCTGTTTGACTATACTTTTTCTGAACATCGAATATCATCGTATCATCGACCATAATCGAATGGTGTTCAACATATTTCAGCTTTTCAAACACAGAGACACCATCGAAACACGTCCCAATGAAGAATCCGTCCACCTTCGTACACTCAGACACATTTCGCAAAAAGTTGTGCAGTATCGTATTGTTTTCGAAGAAATAGTGGACCGCAAACTGACACGAGCTGATATTGAACCCCGCTTTGCCGATTCCGTGATTTTTCGCGACGGCTTTTCCCAATTCCGAGTTAAGTTTAGTGTTGCCGAACACTGCATTCGCAACCGCTTGTTCTGTGGTACCTGAGAAGGCCGTGCCATTCTTGATATTGAGTCCGCTGTTGCCACAAACAAACAGAGCATCAAACAATGTGCGTGCATGTTTACGCTCGTTCAAATATCGAGCACACGCCCCGTCATACTGGTTCACAATGTTGTCTTTTGAGATGTCGACCCCAAACACGAATTTGAGCTGCGACTGCTTCCATTTGGGGATATCGCCTCCCTTGCCAACCGCAAAATCGATGAGGATATCGTCCTGTTTGGACACGCCAGTGATGAGCCGTTTTTTCACATACAGATTATGGAAATTTCGCAATCCTTTCGTAAAGGAAGACGCCCGTTCGGACCCATTGTAATAAATCTCATCGGACATCTCTTTGACGGGAAGCGTCGAACCGCCGCACAACATCTCTTTTGTGATGGGGAAATGAATCGATTTCCAGTTCTCGTTTGCAACGTGGTATGCGTTTCCAAAGTTCTTGTTTCCAATGCGGAACTCGTAGGTTTTATCGTGTCGGACACGCAGCGGCACCCATCGCCAACCTTCCTCTCTCGACAAATCATATTTGAACTCGACGATCATGTGCTTCTCAAACGTCTCGCCCATCTCGGTAATCATTTGTCCGCGGGAATCGACAGATATATTGGCGAAACACGCATCCGTATCATATGGCAAACTCGGCAAGAAGGGTTTCGGGACATAGGTTTCGTCATAATCGTCGCTAGGAACAATATCATTCAGCAAATCGCGGAAGGCGTCGTAAATCATTTTCGACTTTTTATTGAATCCGCACATGAGTACGAGGGTTCGATATTGACGTATGGGGTTGGAGTCCATATGCATCCCGTCTTCAAATATCGTTGTAATCGCAGTCTCATCTGCCGATTTGTAGGTGACCAAAAAATCGATGGTATTAAACTCGGGCGGTTTCCATTTGAGCGACATCGGCCAGGTGCACTTCTCCATCTTGCAAGCGTGACCGCTGCGGTTTCCACCCACCCCCGTGTTCATCGGCGTGAAAATCATTCCATCCGTTTCGTATGGATATATGTTGTCGTTCAGTTTGAGCAACAACTCGGCACAGGTTTTGAAAATGTCGGTTTTGGTGGTGGAGAAATAAAAACACTTGGTGCTGATATCGATGTCGGTCTTGGCGTCTTTGATAATCGAATGAAGCGTGTTGTTGATTTCTTCGACCACCTGTTTTAATATCAAGTATCGGTACTTGGAATCGTTACTCTTGGCTACTATATCATCCTCTTCTCCGATCTTCATAAAGTTTTTTTCACGCAGGGATCTGTTTTTCAAAAAGTAGATATCGAAAGCGGCATACATGTTGTTATATCGCCCATGCTTGTCTCTCATGATGTGTTCGCCGTCCAAGATCGATTCGCCACATAGATTGGGATCCACCAAACAACCGGTGAACTGGACCCGCATATTCGTGTCGATCAAATAGATCTTCCCCTCTTTGCTGATATACATCAGTTTGCGTTCTCCATCGGCTTTGTCGGTGATACAATAATCGTTGCGGATGTTCGGTTCGGTGGTGTTTTCGTTCTCCATCACGTTTTGAAGTTGCAATGTGCACGAGTTCGGTCCGATAAAGTCGCGGTTGTTGACCTCGCGTGGTTGAAATCCCTCTCCTAAAATCGTTTTCAGATAGGAGGTTTGGATCGATTCTTGGACATGATAAGGAATCGGATAGTTTGTGCATTGGAGACCGCACATGACGGTTTTGATCACCAATTGCGATTCGTGGACCAGTTTATCAACGTGGTTAAAGTCCTTCCCCGGGCCAACCCGGTCGTTGATAATCTCGAGTTCGATTTCGCATACCTCTTGGTTTTTGAAAACACCCGAGTCTTGAATGTGAAACACTGGGATCATCACGCCATTGGATTTATAAGAGTTTCGCAAAATACTCAGATCCACTGCGATGGGTGAGGTTTTGTGTTCAAACCGGATGCGATTTATCAAGCGAAATGTTTTTCTTGAGTTGTTCCAATCTTTCATAATACTCACGGGGGCATTTGAGTTTAGTTTGTAATCAGTCTCCATATTGAAAGAGATATTAAAGTTGAAGTCGCGGTTAGATATTTTTTTAATCTCGTTACCGGTGGACTCGTTACTCTTCGCCGGAGTCTTCAACGTGAACTTGATCTTGTTGAAATTCTCCGGTGATTCCGCCAATTTGTTCAAATCATCATTCAGTTTGCAATAATCTTGAATCACATCAGATCCAGAAATCTCCGTTCGAATGTTCGACATGACAAGTTTCGATCCGGCGGATTTGTTTGGTATCTCCGTTTGAATTCGCAACATGTTTACACCGGCCGGATTTTTGCATGTGAACCCACCCGCCATTAATCTAGAAATCACATTATCATAATCACATTTGCTGAAAAACGGTTGTTTATAGGGTTGAAAACGAACCTCAAACTCCTCCGTTAAAAAGTTTCGTTTGTTCTCACCACTCGACAAATGTCCTAAATATTGGTGTAACATATGTTTAAAATCATTTTTAAAATCAGTGGTAGATGCATTCATTTTTTTATATAATAATGTATTATTATATTTATGATTTTTTATAAGCGTTAAATAAAAAAGTCACAACACAAAAATCACATTAGGGAGGGGGTCGTAGGGGGAACCTACGGTTCCCCTACTCATCGGATCTTTTCATTCACAACCGTATGACATTTTACTAATACTTTTTCGAAATACTCTTGTTTTTTAAGTGTCTCATCAAGGTTTGAAAACACCGTCGTGTACATTTGTTTCAACTCATCGAGCTTGTATGTGGAGATACCCGACAACAACTTCTCATAATGTTCCATATAGAAAAGTGATAATGAGGCGGTTTGAAGAAACTCGGCAACTTTGGATCTACACGTTTCGCGAGAGAATCGACCACCTGATGCATAAATCAAGATTGATTCATTGATCGCATCACTGACGTCATCACTTACATAGTTTTTGTCAACAAATTTCATATATGCATTGATGTCTTCGAACAATACATATATCGGGCGTTTATAGTAGATGGAGCATGGTATGAAGTTATCGATACTATCCATGAAGTGTTTTGTCATGAGGTTGCATCGGATCTCATTGATTTTTGCCAATGTGATCTTGTGATTGGAGTTTTTCAATAGATTTGGATTTTGATTGAAAAACTCGGAGATTGTCCTCTTCTCGTGCATCATTACGTTCACCAAGTTGGTTTCTCCGGTGGGTTCGTCGTTGATTTCGGTATAGATGCACCAAAATATGGAATCCTTCATCCTGGGTTTATATCGACTGCGGACAGGTGGAGGACTCGGTAACGGTTGTTGAACGACAGGAATCGCTATAAGATGACTTGTATACGCTTGCTGAACCGCTTGCTGAACCGCTTCTTGAACCTTAATCTGCGTCTGCCAGTTCTCCGGAGTCAACATATATTCACTCAATTGAGCCAAAGAACCACCATTCTTCTCTAGTAGATTCGATTGCCCAAACAAGATCTGGTTCATAAAAAATGGAGTATTCGCCATGATAACTAATAGTTTTATGACTCTCTAGTTCATGAAAAAAGCGTTTTTAAAATCCTGTTTCTGCGATTCAATATTATTAATCACAGACTCTTGATCATTGATATATTTAATGTAGTTACTGAGTTCTCCAAGGATATCCTTCGACAAAAACGAGATATTCACAAACACCCCGCTCTTGTTTTCATTGAGTTTCACAGATTTGTGTGTTTTCAAGATTTTCAAAACCTCGATTTGATTGTTTTTTGTCATTTTTTCAATGTTGTTTTTAATATCAATCAAAAACTCATTGGTGATTTGAACCTCGGTCATCGTGTGTATTAATAGACCCAAATGGGTTGTTTTTATATCGTTTCCTTAAAGGGAACTGCCGTTCCCTTTTAATCCCATGCTTAAAAGGGAGGATTAGCGAAGCATAAGAGAGGAACCGTATTCAGACCTACAGGTACGTCGGTGTTACGCCTTTTAAGCATGGGAGTAAGCTATAAACCGTCAGGTTTCACCTTTTACGCGAGAAAAAGGGAACGGCAGTTCCCTTTAGAAGAGTTCTTCGATGTCATTTAACACAACAACGTCATCCTCTTTCTTTTCATAGGGATTCAAATCGGTGAATCCCAGATCAATCGATATATCATCGCTGATTTTCAACGTGTCTTCATCATCCTCCTCCTCCGCTTCGGCAATCTTTCGTTCATTGTATCGAGCTTCACTGATTTTTTCCAATCGATCCACCGACTTGGGTGCGACAATCTTCTCTTCTTTGCCATCCGTCGTGATTGCATGATCAATATCATCAAATGTCAATCGGTTTACTACAGGTTTGTCATCCATGTTGGTGATTGTCGGTACGCCATCGAATGTAATCGGTTTCTCTTCTTTTTTCTCTTTATCTTTCTCCTCTTCTTCTACGACGTTCTCGACAACCTCGATCTTCTCTACCCCATTGTCTTCCGTTGTCACTGTCACAATCTCCTCCTCCTCCTGTTCAACCGATTCATCCAAATACGCACGCACAATGGCCTCGGTCGGAATACTGTCGCGAATGGTCTTCAAAATACACTCTTCGATGATAATCTCGAACTCTCGGTTGTGTTTTTGCTGCACCAAGGGCGACGAATGTTTATCAAACAAATATGCGTTTTTATAAACCTTGCTCGCTACATTGATGTAGATCTTGTGCACAAAATCGTTCAACTTGGGAATCGAGATATCGATCTTCTTTTGTCTCGTTCCCACACGAACACATGTTAACACCTTCAGCTGGATCACATGAACACAGGTAATCAAGTCTTCTAAATAGTTGCACCCCGACTTCTCGATGATACGCTGTTTTTCTTCATCGATGATCGTGTTGTTCCATTTCGGGATCCTGCAAAGAAAGTTCTGAAAGGTCATCAAGTATTTGTCTACCTCCTTGTTCTCTACACTGACCTTCCAAGATTCATTAAAGATCGAACGAACGCCTTCAATAATTCGCGGAGACAAGATGGATACGAGTCGACTACACCATTCATTGCGGGATTCGTTCAAATTCGAGAGTACAAAATCATCCATTTATAAAAACGATACATTTTTCAAACTTCGATCTGAACGTAAAAACATATAATCGAACAAATACATCATCAGCATTTTCTCACATCGGAACTCGGATTTGATTTTATCGAAACAGAAGTGGACCCGAATCATCTCTTCGCGGAACTTGTCATCTAAAGACGCCGATATGTCTTCTTCGAAAAACTGCAAAATGTCTAAACAAGAGATGCCCTCTTCGTACAAACGGTTCGACAGGTTCATGAAAAACTTGTAATCATACTGTAAGGTCGATGTCGAGGTCGAGGTCGGCGTTATTTGAAAGATCGGCATCAGTTGTTGCATACGCTGCTCGCGTTTCAAATTTTGCAATCCATAAGTGTTGTTTATATGGAGAGTGTGCAAGGTGAATCCGTGATTCTTGTCTGGAACATAGATCTCGCAAAATCGAGACAAGATGGGTTTCAACAGCTTATGTTTGTTCTCAACCACGATGAAAAACCGGGTGGTATGACTAAACAGCTCAATGCATCGTCTTAACGCGGATTGTGCATCGATCGTCAATTCGTCCGCATTATACATCACGATGCTTTTGAAGAGATTGTTTTCGTTGCATTGGATGTTTGTCTTTGCAAACTGTTTCAGTTCGTCTCTGATAAACTTGATACCTTTTCCGTGGGCACAGTTCACAAACATCACATAGTTTTTAATCTTGGCACGATCGGAGTGGTAGATGCGGTTGATAAAGTCGCCGACAATGGTTCGTTTACCCGAACCCGGGGATCCATGAAAGACAATGTTGGGGATTTTTCGGATATTGATGAAATAATCAAGCTTTTGGTTTACCAAGTGATTCTCTTCCATTTTGAAATAGATAGGTGGCTGGTGTTTATTTCGTTTTTATGCTAATTTCACAACCTGCAACTGTTTGGTGAATACATATCGTTCGTGGTACATGGTTCCTCGCCGTAGGTTGCAATGCAAACATGCGATTTCAACGTTGTCTGTATTATGTCCATGTGCATTGTTCACGCGTTCAAGTGTCCATTGTCGGTTTTCTCTCACATAGTTGTAAAAAATATATACCGGCTCCTTGCAATAAAAACATCGCAATCTCTTTTCGATCAAGAGAGAGACAACAAATGGAAAGTTCACGAATTTGTCTTCATCGTACTTGTTTTTTTGTATGTCCTGCATCTTGTAACTAGATATCTTGTGTTGTATTTGGCGTTTCATTTCTTTGCGGACTTCTTCTACGAGATCCAATGATTGTAGGCATTCCCATTGTCTGTCAAACTCTAAATATTTTGTGTCAAACTTCCATTTGATTGTCTCTTTTCTCTGGTTCTTTGTCTTAGACGATGACGATGACGACGACGACGACGATGAAGACGATGAAGACGATGAAGACGATGAAGACGATGAAGACGATGAAGATGATGAAGATGATGATGGGGTTGCTAAGAAAACTGTTTTCGTCGTTTCCTCCATTTTTTTATATTATATTACATAATTATCTGAAAATGGTTCCGTATACAATAACTACCTTTGAATAAAATGATATAAACATATTTTAATTAAATAATATAAAAAGACAATCATTAAAATATGTTTCATCAACCAACTTCAGCACCAACAACAACCGATCATGCAATCGAAAGCACAACAAAAAAAGAGGAAAACAAGCTGATGTATAAATATAAAAGTTTATTGACCAATCAACCCGCGTCTTCTTCTTCAGCAACCGAATCAATGAGCCACATCGACGAATTACTCGAAACTGAGAAAAAAAACATGAACAGCGAATCCTGGAACAAGCTCGACAAGCGTCTCAAAATACAAAAGCTCCACGCATATGCTGAAAAATACGGCAAGGAAAACAACTTACCCATGAAGGAAATCAAGGGCTTGAAAACGTTTTTCAGTGAGTGCCTTACCAAAGACAAGTTGGCGAAGGTGAAAGACGTCGAGTATGATAAAAACGCAGGCGTCATCAGTTCCGTAAGCGGTCTTTGTTTTAATGTAGCGACACGTGCGTTCACCATACGCAACCTCGATAAAAAAGTATCCACTCTCAAATCGCTCACACCATGTGAGCATTAAATGATATTGATCAAATGTAATATATATAAATGTATTTTTCATTTATATATAAACAAAAAAAGCAATGTTTGATTTTAGCGAAGATGAAATGATTGAATTTGAAACGGATGTGCACAACTATGTAGATGAATATTTGCAAAAACACGGGCTGCTACAATGCCAGCCCGAGTTTTATAAAACCATGATCGATGAAACCGCACATGAATTCTTGGAGGAGTTTGTGTGCAGTGGTCTCATGGAGCCATCTTTGCACGAAAAGAAGTTTCGAAAACTAGTGAGGAGTTTTATTAAAAACTTCTACACCATTCATAGCATCCCTCGCAGATCATATTCGAATCCGCGTTCACACACATATGACCAATCTGTGAACAAAGATTTAATAAAAACCCAGATTGAATATCTACAAAACCTGGTTCAGCCGGTCCAGAGAACCCCCGAATGGTACCAGTTTCGCCACAATCTGATTACCGCGAGTAATATTTGGAAAGCAATTGGGTCGGATGCCAACAAAAACAGTCTGATTTGCGAGAAATGCAAACCAGAAGCGTCTTTCTCTTCCTCTTCTTCCTCCTCCTCTTCTTCTTATGTAAACACCGATTCGCCCATGCATTGGGGCGTCAAATACGAACCCTTAACCGTAATGTTATACGAAAAACGAAACCGGGTCAAGGTCGGAGAGTTCGGATGCATTCAACATCCCGCTTATAGTTTTATCGGGGCGTCTCCCGATGGTATCGTGGTAAGCGAAGAGTCGGATGCATACGGCCGAATGCTCGAAATCAAAAATGTAGTATCGAGAGAAATCACTGGCATACCCAAAATGGATTACTGGGTTCAGATGCAGGTACAGATGGAGGTATGCAACCTGAACGAATGCGACTTTCTAGAAACCAAGTTCTGCGAATATGACGAGACCGACGAAGATCTCTTTTACAAAAACAAACACAAGTATCTGTATAACGGCGTAATACTCTATTTCGTGAACCGCGATTTCACAGACAACTCTCCCCATTATGTCTATATGCCTTTTGATATAAAGCTCGTCAAGACAGATATCAATGCCTGGGTGGACCAGCGAAAACAAGAGTTGAAAGAAACCCATGTTCTCTTCAAACGCATCTATTGGTATTGCGATGCCTATTCATGCGTCTTGGTAAAACGCAATCGCATGTGGTTCGAAATGATGGCCCCCAAGGTCAAGGAGGTTTGGGATATTATCGAGAGAGAAAGGGTCGACGGCGGATTTGAAAAGAGGTTGCCGAAGAAAAGGGCAGAGAAAGCACCCACATGTTTGATAAAAATACAAGATGTTTAGAACACACACACACACACACACACATTAAAAAAACAACTTAGAAATAATAATCGATTAATATTCATTATTATTTACATCCCATGTCTTCTGAAATGTACGTAACAAAGAGAGATGGGCAGGTCGAGATTGTCTCATTCGACAAGATTCTGCGAAGAATCAAGACAATTGGTCAAGAGGCCGGGATCAAACTCAACTACACCTCGCTCGCCATGAAGGTGATTGATCAGTTGTACGACAAGATCTCGACCACCAAGATCGATGAACTCACCGCCGAACAATGTGCCTCCATGTCATCGATCCATTACGACTATGGAACCTTGTCGAGTCACATCACCGTTTCAAATCACCACAAAAACACCGAGGTGAGTCTGGTCACGGTGATGCAAATGCTTTACAATTACAAAGACAAACATGATACCCATTGGCCGCTTATAACAAAGGAGTTGCTCGATACCATCGAATCGAATCAAGAAGAGATTGATAAGCGGATCGATTATACGCGTGACTACATCTTTGATTACTTTGGATTCAAAACATTGGAGCGTTCTTATCTGATGCGAATCGACGGAAAGGTGGTCGAGCGACCCCAGCACATGTGGATGCGTGTCTCTTTCGGAATTCACGGAAACGACGTCGAGGGTGCCTTGCGAACCTACGATTTGATGTCGCAAAAATATTTCACCCATGCCACACCGACCTTGTTCAATGCTGGGACTCCGCGTCCACAATTGAGCTCCTGCTTTCTTTTGGCCATGGAAAACGACAGCATCGACGGGATTTATAACACCTTGAAAGACTGTGCCCTTATCAGCAAATGGGCGGGCGGAATCGGGTTGCATATCCACAACGTCCGAGCAACCAAAAGTCATATTCGAGGAACCAACGGAACGAGTAATGGCATTGTACCCATGTTGCGTGTCTTCAATACCACCGCCAAGTATGTAGACCAGTGTTTGGACCCAGACACGATCGTATATACCAAGCAAGGACCTACAAAAATCAAGAACATCTGTATCGGGGATGAGGTCGTCGCCGACGATGGCCATTATTATCCCATTCGCAAGGTGCTCGATTACCCAGAGTATTCGGGTGACATCTACGATTTGCAGGTCAAGCACTCAATCTATTCCTTGAAACTCACAGACATGCATCCCTTGTGGGTGATTCCGAACGATGTCTTTATCCCAGACAAGTTTCATAGTCTGATTTCCGATCTGGAAAGGGGTCTAATTGCCCCTGATTTTGTAGAGGCGAAACACGTGAAGAAGAACGATTTCGTCGGGTTTCCGATTCCCCGATGGGAACAAGACAATGTGCATTTCACGATAGATGATTGCCGCATGTACGGGATTTTGATCGGGGATGGCAATCTATCCCAAGACAAAACCGAGTGTTTCATCGAGATGAATGCCGACACCAGTGTAGAGACAATCGAGTTTATCCAAAACTATTTGAAAAACAATTGCGGGATCTATCAATACACCATTGTTCCAGGTCGCATCGAGTTCTCTCGGACAAACATGTTCAAGTTCACGTATGAAATGCTTTATAGGGCCTCTACATCCGTCTCGGCGTCCACCTCAGAGAAGTATATCCAACCAAGCATGTTGCACCTGCCAAGAGAAAAGACACTGAGTATCGTGAAAGGCTTGCTGGAAACCACTCGCGGAAATGTTGCAAACCTCCAAATCGGTCTCAAAATGAATTCGCCGAGCATTGTGGAGTCTGTGCGGTATATGTTGATGCGACTCGGTATGCTGACGTCAGGATATAGCGTGACCCCGAATGTTGTCTTGTTGGTGATTCCCAGAACCGCAGCAATTTGCAATCTGTTTTCGAACAAGGGTCTGCGAGTCAACACCGATTTGAACTACTTCGAGTACAATGGGTGTTTGTTCAGCATCGTAAAGGGCAATAGTCGGACCGAACACTATCGCGGTCGCGTGATCGACATCGAGGTAGACAACGAGAATCATCACAACTTCGTTACCCACACCGGGTTGGTGAAAAATGGCGGAGGCAAACGCAACGGCTCCTTTGCCATCTATATCGAGCCCTGGCATGCGGATATTGAAAAGTTCTTGGAAATGCGAAAGAACCATGGCGATGAGGAACTGAAGGCCCGTGATCTCTTCTATGCCCTTTGGATACCCGATCTGTTTATGAATCGCGTGAAGAGCAACGGTTCTTGGACATTGATGTGCCCCGACGAATGTCCCGGATTGTCGGATCTCTATGGAGAAGAGTTCGAGACGTTATATACCAAGTACGAGAGTGAAGGGAAAGGAAGGGCCACCGTTTCGGCTCGCGACCTCTGGTTCAAGGTTCTCGATGCCCAGATGGAGACGGGAACACCCTATTTGTGTTATAAAGACACCGCCAATAAGAAATCAAACCAGAAAAACATCGGCGTGATCAAAAGCTCAAACCTTTGCGTCGCACCCGAAACATTGATTTTAACAGATAGAGGTTATGTTCGAATCGATTCGTTAGAAAACCAAAAAGTTAACATTTGGAATGGCGAAGAATACAGCGAAGTCACTGTGAAAAAAACTGGAGAAAATCAAAAGATGTTAAAAGTATATGGAAAGCCAAACAATAGCGATATCGTTTTGAATATTCGATGTACTGAGTACCACAAGTTCTACATATTTGCAGATAATACAGTAAAACAAGTTGATTGCAAAGATTTGAAAGTAGGAACCAAACTCATTGGTTGTAAAATGCCTTCTGACGAGTTTCTCCCATATTGGTTTATTAATATCACTTCGATTGAATCAGACAACAACCCTTCCGACACATTTTGTTTTACAGAACCAAAACGTCACATGGGAATTTTTAACGGAATAATAACCGGTCAGTGCAGCGAAATCATGGAGGTCTCTACATCCGACGAGACGGCAGTTTGCAACCTGGCGAGCATCGGTCTCCCTACATTCGTTGAAAACGGCGTGTTCAATTACGAGAAGCTGCGTGAGGTCTCTGGGGTGATTACGGACAACTTGAACAAGGTGATCGACGTGAATTACTATCCCACGGAGAAAACGAGGCTCTCCAATTTGAGACACAGACCGATCGGAATCGGCGTCCAAGGGTTGGCGGACGTGTTCATGTTGATGAACATCGCGTTCCACAGCGACGAGGCAAAAGAGGTGAACCGCCGGATTTTCGAGACCATCTACTACGGTGCACTCGAGAAATCCTCCGACCTGGCTGAGAAACACGAGCCGTATGAAACATACGCGGGGTCGCCCGCATCCCACGGCATCTTGCAATTCGACATGTGGAATGTGACCCCTTCAAACAATCTTGATTGGGCAGGATTAAAAGAGAGGATTGCGAAACATGGTGTCCGCAACTCGCTATTATTGGCACCGATGCCGACCGCATCTACCTCGCAGATTCTCGGATTCAACGAATGCTTTGAACCATTCACAAGCAACATTTATAGTCGCCGCACCTTGGCAGGAGAGTTCGCATTGACCAACAAGTATTTGATGCGGGAGTTGATCGACTTGGGGTTGTGGACCACAGACCTGAAAAACAGCATCATTGCCAATCAAGGGAGTGTTCAACATATAGAGAACATCCCGGATTCAGTGAAGCTAAAGTACAAGACGGTTTGGGAGATCCCAATGCGTCATGTGATTGATATGGCCGCCGACCGAGGGGCGTTCATCTGCCAAAGCCAGAGTTTGAACTTGTGGCAGGAAGACCCGAACTACAATTCTCTCACGTCGATGCATTTTTACGCATGGTCGAAAGGATTGAAAACGGGTATGTATTATTTGAGGAGAAGGGCGAAACACCGTGCCCAACAATTCACAATCGAGCCGAAAGAGTGTGAGATGTGTAGCTCATAGATAGAACAACTTCGATTTGTTTCGAAGAAAATAATAGATCGCATATAGACCGACCGCAGCAACCGTATATGTGTATACATCCAAGTCAAGTTCTTGTAGATTTTTGCGTGTAATATGTTTATACCCAATAAATAACAACATACCGATTACAAAGAATAATATTTCTTTTGCCCACATGTTTTTTTTGTATATATATATTATTTACAATTATTTTCTTTTCTATTTAGCATAATTATATAAGTATTCTTTATAGAAGAATGGCAAAACAACAGTCGAAAAGACAACAGTCGAAAAGGAGAAAACACCGCGGAGGAAATGCACGCGATGTTATCGAAAACTCGATCAAGATAAACATGGTAAAAGAGTTAATAAATCAGTTGAACCCTCAGTCAACTAATTTTTCTGCACGGACTGATTTGATTGATGGTATAAATAAGGATACGTCCAAATATTTGGTGAAGAATGTCAATAACTGTGAAAACTCAAACTATTTAACTGAGTATGTTGAAAATTTGATGACTATTATTAAGAGCGACGATGAAATAATATCTCCTCATACAAAATTATTACTTATCGATTTTGTGAATAAATTAGATAACTGCCGAAAAGTAGACGAATCGGTTACAATGGAGATTCGTGAAAAAAATAATAAAGTACACGTATCGAATGCAACAATGAATCCCGCGGGGGATGCAATGGGAAATCCCTCTGTAGGTGCAACAACGAATCCCGCGCGGATTGCAACGGGTGCAACAATGGGAGGTGCGACAAAACGCAGAAGATCACGTAGAACACACAAACGCAAATAAAAAAGAGAAAATTTTATAAATATTTTTACAATAATATTTATAAACTATATATATTATGCCATACATAGTTCCAAGTAATGAGTTAGGAGAAGGTTCATCAAAACGAGCATACAACTGTCAAATCGTGGAAGATAAACCAACTACAAGCGTTGCGTTCGAAGTAAAATCAACATATCCCACTGATTCTGCAAAAATGTGTATTGTTGAAATCTATGTGGGTGAACAATTGGAAGAAGATTTTGATGCCGTACTTGATAAATTAGATATAACCGCAACCAGTTTTAAACTTGACGCAAATGAGTTGAAAAGAGTGTTTAGAAAAAATGAAATTGAACAAGCATCCCCACAAACTCGTAGAGCAGTTATGTGGTCGAGAGATCAGTATACAATTCAAAATGAATATACGCTTCATCAAGAATTCTTCAAAAGTGGATATGCACCGGAGATCTATGCGATTCAAATCGATGGCATTCCTACCGAGATTCCAGATATTACGAAACATCTGGTTACTGGAGCGAAAATACATGTTTTGCTTGAAAAGTGCGACACCGTAACCAAAGTAGAGAATGAGGATCGGTTTCTTGAAAAACTGAATAGTTTAGTAACCCACTTTGTAGACAACGAAAATTTAATAAACATGGATTTTCATTTTCGTAATGTTTGTCCATTAGGAGATTCCTTGAAAGGGCTTGATTTTGATACAAAGTTTATGATAATCATTGATGAGCGTGACGAGGATTTGAAACGACATGGAAAAATATACATGCTCACGCAGTTTTTAGCGTATACGCGGTTGTACGATAATATCATGTTTGACTATGACAAAATACAAACAAAACTTGGTCTAAACTACGAATCAATTCATGCAATGGTAAAATATTTTAATAATAATAATTCGATTCTTTCCATCAATCCAATCTCTCAGTTATGTCGTTATTCTATAAACAGTCGATCGATTGATTGTGATCTATCCTCAAGTAGAAAAATGCCAACACAAGAAAATCGTGTAAAATGGTTTGTACAGAGACTCTGTACGAATATATTTAACAACTCCCTTGGGCAGAAGAATGCCAAAGGTGGAAAGAGAGGAACCAAACGCAGACGTAAGCTGTCGACTGCGTTGCCATATAAGCAGTCGGCGTCGCCTTATAAGCAGTCGGCGTCGCCTTATCGTAAGAACTTGTTCACTTTCAAAAGATCCAGGTTCGGATTGAAGACATCCAAGCTATAAGGGAGCTCTTTCAAAACATGGGTAATCCCGTCTTGCACAACCTCAATGATCGGATATTTCAATGATCGAATCGTATCCAGATTGTTCTTGATATTTTTCCGATGAGATACCATTTCGGACAACAGTTCGCGGTTGTTGTTCATTTGATACTCGTGTTTCAGTTTCCGAATCATCTCGAGTTCACCATACACATCTCGCATCTTTTTCGTAATCATCTTTTTCTGATCGGCGACATCTTCCTTCTCATCTGACGCCAGCATTTCTGCATTGATGATCTCCATGTTTTTATTAAACTGTTCCACCGATTTTTCGCCATCCACATATCCAAACAGGGTATCCATTTTCAATTGAATAATCTCTCGCTTCGCGTTCTCGACGCCCTCCACCTCATCCCGCGTCTCGTCTGCACTCATCGTCAAGCTCGCCAATATCGAAAAGTTCAAATTACACGGTGTCGAGACATTCCCACAAACCGCTCTGAGATTGTTGTCGGTGTCTTTCCAAAACTTGGTGCCGCCTTTTTGTTTGCAATTGACGCATTTGAATATCGTGTTTCTCACCTGTTTTATGTTTTCCGCTCGCGTTTTGTCTCCATTTGACATGATGCGTGCAATCACCGTTTTTTTATACGTCGCATATTTGTTTTGCAGGGCATAGTACTGATCAACGGCCTGTTTTACATCGACCACCTCGGATGATTGACTTGTTGTTGGAGTCCGTTTATGATCAAGTTGCGTATGCTCATCCTTTTTCAGTTCAAAGTTGTGATTGGTAACAGGTGCATTGTATATCCGAGACAAAGACAGGTTATCAAGAGTGCTGACCTTCACACATGACTCGCAAGCACGTAGGTTGAGTTCTTTCAATCGGTTCTGGTTTAAGCTAAGCGTGTGTAAGGATTTCGGCAAATGTGTGACCGATGCAATCAGATTCTGGTTTAACATCAATGAATGTAGATGCTCCATGCCTTTCAAATCCACCTTCAAGATTTTGTTATTGTTCGCCTCGAGATTTACTAAATCTTTCAGCTCCATCGTGGGGATACTTTCCAACTGATTGTTGTTGATCACGATGGTTTTGATTCCTGGAGGGACATTATAGATCCGGGTAATCTTCCCCTCCACGAAATGCAGCTCATCGACACCCTTGCCTTTTAGTGCAGAGAGGCTGATTTCACCTGAAAGCGGGACATCAATGAAACATTTTGTACCGAGAATCGATTTCCCATTATTATTAATAACCTTTTCAAACACTTCTTGATCATGATCTGTCATTATTCGGTATTGGTATAATACTCAACACGACAATTATTTTCGTAAATAATAATCCGTATCAACAAAAGGCATCTTGGTCATATCGGAATACCCGCCCCTTTTCTTATCGTCTTGATACATTTGGATTTTCGACATGATGATGTTCTGGTCGTGCTTCATTTTCGCCTGAATCTCTTGCGGCGTCGGTTTTGTCGTGTATCGATAATATAACACCCCGCCAAACACCAAGACAAAGGTAAGAACCACAGTAAAATTTAGAAAATACGTGTAGGTATTCATTTTATACTCATGCACACTTTTCAGCGAGTTGTCGATAAACTGCCGAACATTTGGATCAATGAGATTTGGTGACAACATGTATATACTTGTTTTGTATACATTTTGTGAATAAGTATTTACGCCAAAATACAATCTCGTCGGATATTATAAAAATGGCGAATATTGACGCATCTGTCGTAAACGGTTCATTTGCAGGAATACTGATTGGATGCATTGCTGTCGTGTTTTTGATTTATATGTTTTCTGATATATCCGAGAATAAACTCGTGATTGGTCTCATATGTTGGTTAATCACCAGTTGCATTGCGTGGGCTACAAAGGCGACGATTGGACACGAGTTTAGTGTCGGATACGTGTTTTTGTTCGGCTTGATAGCCACTGCGGTGATCATACTACCCATATTCGCATTGATGTACATTTCTCCCATCGTCGTTCGAGCATTCGAAAACACCATCGGATACTGGTTTGTAAACACTAGCCAACTGACGGAAACATTGGGTACTGTGTTTTCTAAACCACGAGATGAGACTGTCAATCTTGTAGTCACACAGATGTTTGGTGGAGCGGATGCAATCAAAGCCTATCTACTACGGTTTTTGCCCACTAGTACAGAGAAACCATTCAAAGATTTTACAATTAGTAGTGAGACCTTAATCACACAAGGCGTTATCGACGATTTGAGCAATGTAGTCAAACAAAAATCTCGCATTGCCGAAGCATCCTTGATTTCTTTAGGAATAGTGATGTCGTCGCTTGCCTGTTTTTTGCCAGCAATGTATAAGTTGACTTAACAAAAGTTGGCGTTTGTTACTGTGTCCCATGCAACTCCTTGAGAGTTTGACCATTTTTGTTTTCCACAAACCGCATTTCCAGCGGATGCCCATCCAGCGTCTGCCGGGTCGAAAATATTACCTTCAACACCATATGCACCTACAAAGTAATCGTCCGAATCATTTCCTCGGTTCAACCCGCCTGGACCAGGTCGGACACATTTTCCATCCTTATCAATCGCCCAAAAATCGGGGCAGGTGGTTCGGAGTTTCGGATAATCATCGATCTCTTTTTGTTTCGACATGGTCCATCCAACAAATGCTAAAGCAGAAATAAGAAGAAGGATCGCAATAACTGTAACCATTGTGTAAAAATTATAAAAATCCATATTTTTTTTTTATATATAATACTTTGTTATATAATATTATATGTCTAAAGCAACAACGGTTTTTAATGCCTATAACAACAAAATTTTGGATTTAGCAAGATATAATGGTCGTGTGAATTTGATGGATCAACCGGATCCAATGGTTCAGTTCAAAATGGCCGAGAAGGTCGCGATCAAAAACAAAGCAACCGAGTATCGAGGGGCGATTGCTGGCGAATGGGAAGAGAATGCATTAAGCAATCTGTTTTTTTCGGCCGGCAATATGCAAATCATCCAGAATGGGATTCGTGCAGGGGTTTACGAGAAATCTGGGAGACAATTCACAGTTCTTCCTCAAAATCCGGACACTCTCAAAATCATTATGCGAAGTATTTATATGCAATATGCGGAACACATTCCCACTGGAATCACTGCCCAAGTTGCTAGGCTGAATCGTTTGGTCCTTGAGTATGCTGTGCCAAATGTGTATAACGAAGGGGTCGGGTATATCAAGTATTGTGAAGACATCAGTACCTTGCCAGTTCCTTTTAGTTTGCCTACAAAAATAGATAGAGATTATAAAACACTCGAGTCGAGTAGAGAGTTTTTTGTAAACACTCGTTAAAGGGAACTACGTTCCCTTTTGATCCCTCCTTTTGATTTTTTATTTTGATCCCTCTTTTTTTAAGTTTAAAGTTGGTATAGTCTTTCCATTTTAGTTAAATTAAGTTAAAAAATCGGTATCATCATCATCCTCATCAATCCGGACACCGCCACCTGTTTTACAAACGATTTCTTCATCATGGTCGACGTCTTCATGGTCGACGTTTTCTACAACAACGTCTTCTTCATCAACATCGGTAACAAGCAATCGACACATCGTCTCAGCTTCAATGTTGCGATCTTGTTGCTTAAACAGATTCAAGATTATACTGTCATCTCGAAACCTTACAGTATATTCTTGTTGAACATTGTTTCGACCCACACGCCCAATCGCTTGTATCGTCTTTTGCTGAGACATGTTCGTCAAATCCTTCCCTACAAACTCGTGACAAAACTGGTAATTCGTTCCGTAAATGTAATCCGACGACGCAATGATCATAAACAACCGTTTCTGGAACGCCATCTCCTTCACAATCTCCGTGTAAAACGAGTTCTCGGTCGTCTCAAAGGACCCTATCCCCAACAACAACAGGATCTTAAGTCGATCATCAATCTCCAGTTCCATAATACGCCGAGCCGTTTGAGAATCAATCGACGGAACAAACGCATTCTCCACCACCGGGCTTGTCCAGACGTTTTGGTGCGGCACTGTATTCGGAATATACACCGGGTCCAACGACAACACCTGAATCTGCGACTTCAATGCCTCGATCTGTTTGTCGATCCGGTTTCTCACCGATGCCATATCATCATCAATGTCCTTGTTGCTTTTCTCTTTCATCTCCGCTCCTTTCAGTTCGTCTTCTAACGCGTCTTCCAACTTTGCGATTTTCGATAACACGTGATTGTTCTCCGCAAGCTTTCTGAATATATTGTCAAACACGTTTTTCGGAATACTCGACTGTTGGATGTAAAAGTTGCCAATCGTCTGGATGTTCTCCGTCAAATAGATCGTCGGACCATCTGTCAGCGTATGTGCATCCGCGGTTGTTATCAACACCCCTCCAGACGTGTAGGAAGCCGTCTTTGCCTTGTCCACATAAGTCGTCGCGTTCTTCACCTCTTTGTTTCTGTCAAACTTGCGTTTCATCGACGCCTTTACAAAATCACGCACATTCGGCCACGATCTCTCCTGGATTCGACTCAACAAATCCAGGTAATAGGTCTTGATACTGTTCATCTTGATTTTGCTGATGTCGTTATCAAAATACATGTCCGCCACATATTGAGCCGGAATCAGGTTCGATCGCTTCAAGTACTCGATCAGTTTCAATATCTCGCTCAAATCGAAATACCGAAGCAGCGTTTTGTTTTCCATACAATACTCCACGCACCGGATCATTTCCGCATGTTTCTCAAACATGTTGTGCGGACACATGCAATATCCCACCTTGTTTAGAACAGAGATCGACTTATTGAACTCGTGACTCTCAATGTTCGTCAACGCCGTGTTCGGAAACTTGGTTCGAAAATCCATAATCATCGGCATCAGCAACTCCTCCTTCGGCAGCGTGGCGGATGACAACACCATGTTCGGGATCTTGTTCAACGACCAGTTTCGATGCGTGATCTCGTGCAACGCGTGCGTTTCGCAATCCATCCCGATCGTCGGCTCGTCCCAATACGTGATGATTCGGTTCGAATGGTTGAATGACAACATGTAATACATCGCAATCAAATACGACTGTGCATCGCAAATCATCAACTCGACCTTGGTTCCGACGCTGTTGTCCACCTTCCCGATGCCACCTGACCGCTTGTTGATCTTGTAAACGGCCGCCGCGAAATAGTGCAAGCGGATGTCGCTCGCCGTCTCGCATCCAAAAGCGAATGCCACGCATTTCTGTGCTGAAATCGCGGATTTTGCAAGTGCCATCCCCACGTGTCTCGCCGCACACACGAAAATCACGCGATGGTTCTTAACCAGGCCGATCGGCGACAGGGTTTTGCCCGTTCCGGTGGGGGCCGTATACAACACCAGGTTCGATCTTTCGTTCGCCGTCATGAAGTTCGCATGCGAGTGTTTGAACAGGTTGAACAAGCGTTTTTGATGGTCATATAAGGTGATGTCGCCGTATCGAAACAGGTTCTTGTTCTTCTCGATAAACTCGTAGGCGTTTTTGATGATGTTTGCCAAGACTGTTTCAGAGTTGATCGTCGTGATGCAGATATCCACGAAATCCATCACGTGTTTGTTTATATTCGTGACATTGATGTTTCGCAACTGGATCAGGGTATACAAGTAAAACGCGTAGTAACTGTTCTTTTTCTCATAAAACTGGACCATCATCTCTTTCACAAATCTCAGATAAACGAGCTCCATGATCTCTGGATCGATGTAGGTGCTGATGTTTTCGATTCGGATCTTGTCGGCGGTCTTCAGTTTTGTCAAGTTCACCTCCTTGATCGATTTATCGAAGGTATCTACAAAGAGAACATTTGCTGCCACGATCTTACCAATCTCCAAGACATGTTGACGGAAAAACTTGAAGTATAAAAATGTCTCGACAATCGGGGTGTTTTCGATCTTGATGCAATTGAAAAGCGACTTGTTGTTGTTGTGTTTGATGTTTACATCCGAGTAACCAGCGATGATTAGTTCTAATATACGTTTTTCATCCTCAGAGACGGGGATCTCCACCGATTCCCATTCGGCCTTTGAAAGTTTGGTTTGTTGTGTGACATCCATTTTTGGTTAATTTATTTATGATGAGTAAGCGAATGTATCTTCGACAATATTTAGTTTACCATAATATTCTATATCGGTCGCAACAGTTTTCATAACCTTTCGTAATATTGCTTCCTGGAAATGCGTTTTGTATTTTTTTGATCAAGGGTTTAATTATTTGTTTTGGTTGAATATTTGGAATTGTACCGCCTGAATATTGTTTACACCATTCTTGGTAACCATCATAATTATCACAGTTGTCTGTCCATGTACGTTGTACACACATAACTGTAAAATAATAGCTTGTTTGTCCCTTCATTGAACTATCAATAACACCCTTGTACACCTTGGTATAGTGATCATTTACAATACTTTCAATATACATACCACGGAGTTGATTTGGAGCCATCGGAACCATTAAATTACCATTTTCATCAACATTCCAACCACCAATCTCATACAGTACAACCAACAATCCAACCACCAATATTAGAATAATACTCGTGCATAAACAGCAATACATGATTGCGTTTGTTTATTTATTTATGATTTTGTATATTGTTACACCCTTGCCGTTACGCTGTAGATTTACACATTTGATGTGCTTCGCCACCGCCTTGCGAAACACCCATTTTTCAATATTATTACACATCTAACGCACTAACACCCAAACCGTAGTATGTTCTATTATGAAAAATCTGGTAATCAGGACAATAGTATTTTTGAATATCATACGTAGAAACTGCTGGTAGTTCAATTATCCAATCATTATATGAAAAAACTTCTTTCAAAAAGTACCTCATAAAATTAGAAATCCAATCACCAACAAGTCTGCATCTATCTATTTCCGGAATTGACGTAAAAAAATCTCCAAATGTTTTTGAAACAATATAATATTTTTCCAATTCGTCGAATAATTCTCCTGGAGGACAAGATATTTGCAAAAATCGTATAAAATTAGTGTTTGACTTTTCTTCTTGTAAATATAGCAACTTGTTTATTTTTTCTTTATATTTGGTATGTTTATTTACATCTTTTTGTCTTGCATTAAAAATATTTTCATACCAGGTTTCTCCATTAAATGCTATTGAAAAATAATATAATAAAACAGGATAGACATTTGTTGTGCATTCAATATTTGAATTGTCATCAAATGATAGTTCAGTTATTGTTGGTATTTTTACATGAAAAACGGATAATAATGTTTTAACCATTGTTATATATTTTTTTCTTTCTAATAAAACATCACTAATACAGACATTGAATTCTCCAAAATTGATACGTGCAGAAACTGGTTGATTTTTATCATATCGTATTGATATATGTACATAGTCTAAAACATTACCCCAAATTTTGAAAATTCTTGAATATATTTGATCACCTAGATAGAATGTTTCATCTATTATCTCAAATCTATATTTTCCAACATTTATAGTTATCGTTTCCATTGTGATATAATAATAAAATTATTATTATTATATTTATTTCATACTTACACAATTGCCGCTACGCGGTAACGTGCAGTTCAATAAGAATTAATGGGGATCAAAAGGGTGGTGTTCCCCCCCTTTATTACACCTTTGCACATTATAAATGCCGACCAGAGGTCGGCATCTTTGAACGTGCTTAGGTAACTGTCACTTTGCAACTGATAAATCACCTTTTATATCCGAGAAATCGCCGAAGGCGATTTCAGGTTATATAATCGGCGTTTTAAATGTGCAAAGGTTTAAAACAAGCTCTTGTTGATTGACGTCGGTAATCCATGACCAAATAAAATCATATAGGCTAATGCAAACGCAGCCAATAAAATACTTCGATTTTCCGAGACAATCTGCGGTTGACCAAGTACAAACATCATAATGATATATGCTAAAACACCGATAATCGCAGAATGCAACAACATCATTCGTCCACTTTCCATTCTTTTATAGGATAGAGATAGATATTAAACAATCCGCGTCATGACATATGTCGTGAGTGCAAACAATGTGGCTCCCCATACCGTGTCCATGATTGCAATCGTCAAATCATAGTTCTTCAATATCGCATAGTTCGTGAAATCATAGGTCCCGTAGATCACCAAGCCTAAAAGTGCCGCCTCCCAAACCGAGCGTCCAGGTTTCACAATGAAATAATAGAGACCCACCGCCAAGAGCAGGTAGACGATGACCGCACCCACCAACCGCATTTGCAACGCAGTTCTCTGGATTTTCGCAACCATCTCGCCAAACAGGTTTTTGGTCGAGTACAAATAGACCGAATCCAACAACAGCATGATCACCAGAATTTTTATCAATATCAAAAACATTCTCTTATATTTATTATGCAGAGAGATATTCTTGCAAAATAATCAATTAAAGAAATTGTCTCCAGAATATATAATGCCGCGAATCAAACTATCTGAACAATATCATGCTGAACGCGAAGAATTATGTAAATCACTTATCGATATCGTTGGAACCGAGTTTCTGCTAAGTGAATTGGATGAAAATGTAGAGAAACAAACCGCGATTTTGGATTTGAAGGACGAAATCCAAAAATGTTTTGCCTGCTCTGAGATTTCGTCTTTTAAGACAAATTTCGAATGTAAACGACCCTACTTAAATATAGTACGTGGTATTCTTAGAAAGCAAGGGTATACATTTATTGGGAGCAATATTGATATTAAAACCGATGAACAAAATTTTAAAAGAACTATTAAATATATTATATTTAGGAAATAATCAAATAATTCGCGTAAATTATTCGATTTTATTATCTTTAGGGAAAATATAGAGACAAAGATGATAAACTACGTGACCTGCATGAAATCTCCCAATGATAAAATCACCAACATGCCAATATGTTGCACAGCAACCAATGCTGCCGAATATGAAAAACTATGTAAAAAATTTCAAAGCTGTTACGAAGTTATTCCAGATGATGTCCCAGTTTGTCTGTATGCAGACATTGACTGCAAACATCCATATGGTACAGTCGAATTCTTAGAAATACACACTCAAATATTCATTGATTATGCGAAACGTGCTCTTAACAAAGTATTACTCGAATGCGTCCCGCGTTTTGCAGTGGCGACTGCAAGTAGTCCCGACTTTTTGGACGACAAAGGAAAAAGACTCATGTGCCACAGTATTCATTTACACATTCCGAATGTAAAAATGGTGAAATGTGAACAAAAAATGTTTTGGAAGAAAATGAACGAGCTCATGAATACAGATTGTGATTTCAAGGATTGGAATGAATATGTCGAAATCCAAACTGGCAAGTTGTTTGATGAAGGTGTTTACAACACCAACGGGAAATTACGCTCTGTTTACGGTTCGAAAGAGAATCAAAATCGACCACTCAAACTGGTTGAAGGAACATTTGCAGATACAATTATTTCGCTCGGGGACGATGACGCAACTGTAAAACATATGGATATGCCGACTGAAAAACAAACTAGGACTACGTTCAAACCCATTATGAGACAAGTTGATAAAATCATGCGTCTCTCTGAAATCATTGATGACAAGTTCATATGTTCAAGCGGTTGTTACGAGGACTGGCGAAACATCTTGTGGTCGCTGCGATCGGAGAATGCCGAATACAAAGAACTGGCTCGGACGATGTCGAACCGTCCCGGAGCAAACTATGATGAAACCGCGTTTGATGCAACCTGGAACTCGTATAAAGACGGGAAGATGACTATCGGCACATTTTATCGTTATTGTAAGATGAGCGACGAGACTGCATATAATGATATTTGTGCGAAATATAGTACTTCTCGTTACATTTCAATTCAAGATTTAGAAGACGTGTTCAAGTGCTCAACGATAATTTCACCAGAACTAAAGAAAACACTCGTGTTATGTAAAGAGAATTGGTATGTTTTAGTTCCTGAAACCCAATTATGGAAACAGATTAAAGAACCGACATTTTATGTTATAAGTGAAATACGCAAATACATTGATTATTCAAATGCACAGTTAGCGAACAAAATGATTGGTGTTGATGGTGAAGAAAAAGATAAGCTAATTGGAATTCAAAAGGAGTATTTGCGATATTATACGAAGATTAATGCATCTGGATACATAACTATGTGCGTGAAAAATCTACGTGCACAGTTGGTAAATGATTTGTTTGAAAACAAACTTGACACAACTCCAGGCATATTGGCTTTTACAAATGGTGTTATGGATTTGAAAACAAAGACATTTCGCGAAGGGTTGCGATGGGATGATTTTTTGACAGATACAATTCCATATGATTGGCAACCTTCTGATTCATCCAGAATCGATTATGTCAAATCGGTTTTGAACAAAATTCTTAACAACAATATTGAACATTTGGAATATTATTTGGCTTTAATCGGATACTCATTTATAGGGATGCCTCAATTAGAAAAGTCCTTGTATTTTATGATTGATGGCACTGAAAATGGGAAGGGAGATAATGGGAAAACATTCTTCTTTGATATTTTGAACACACTTATGCCGAACTACGTCTATAAATCAAAAGGTTCGATGATTGAAGACGGAAATGCAAAAATTCATAAACAACTATGTATGACGAAAGGAAAGAGGCTTGTTTGGTTGGATGAATTTTCTACAAAAAAGACAAATGCGGTTTTGATGAAAGAGATCGCGGATGGGAAAACGATTGAAAATGAAGTCATGTTTGGAACGAGTGAAAGTATAAATATCTTGTATAAAATGTTTATTTTGAGCAACCATATTCCCAAAGTCGACTCGAATGAAGAGGCAGTATATAATCGTTACAAGCAGGTTTCATTTGGGTCTCATTTTGATAGAACCGGAATGAGACAAAAAGAAGACGCGGATAGATTACTATTTATTGCAGACTGTAGTCTCAGTGATAAACTTAAAAATGAATATTATAATGAAATATTCAATATTATCATTGAATATGCAGCGAAATATTTTGTTAACAAACTTCCACAAATACCTGAAAAGTTTCAGAAAGACGCACAAGAAACCAAACTGAAGAATGACGAATTTAGAATGTGGTTTAATGATAATTGTGAACTTGATGACTCTGGACGAGTACCATTAGAACTTTTGAAAGAAAGGAGTGGATTTGATGATAAAATGTTAAAGGAAGGAATGAAACGGATTGGGTTGAAATATGATAAAGATTTGGTTGGAATGGGTAAAAATGTCTTTACAAATAAATATTACAAGGGTGGATTTGAAGGGTGTTGTTTTCTAAAAAATAACGATGAATAACTTTTTCCGTTTTTTCCGCTTTTTCCGCTTTTTCCGCTTTTTTCAAGAGTTATAATCATTTTATTTATTCATGAGAATACTTTGAAAAAAGCGGAAAAAGCGGAAAAAGCGGAAAAGTGGAAAAAACGGAAAAGTGGAAAAAACGGAAAAGCGGAAAAAACGGAAAAACACAATAATATTCTTTGCATGTGTTTTGCAAAGAATATAAAATTTTGCTCACTATATTACGTAATAAAAATGGATACTATAAATACATTTGGAAAAAAGTTTAGATACTACCAAGAAGATGCGGATGTCGCAATTTATGAGGAGTTGCTCATAAATAACAAATGTATTGTAAAAATGTTTTGTGGGACAGGCAAATCGCTTCTTATGCGAAAATGCAAATCTGCTCAAAACCAAAAGTTACTGGTTTATGTATTTCCATCATTGTCTCTGATTGACCAGTTTTGTACCGACTATTTCATCAAAAGTCCTTTCAAGATTTCGTCAGAAAACGATTCCACCACCGACCCTGCTTTAATTCGATCCGAATTAAAGAAACCAGAAAACAAAGTCATTTGTGTCACTTATCAAAGTTACAAGACATTGTTGGACAATCTGGGTTCAATCAAAATAGATGTGTGTATTTACGACGAAGCACATCACGCAGTTGGGGAGACATATCAGAAACACATTTTTGAACAAGAAGACTCTGTTGTCAAACAAATCTTCTTCACCGCCACCCCCAAAAACGCAAACGGTATAACCATGTATGACAGAGACAATTTGGACGCCGGAATGTGTGGTAAATTGGTATATGATTACTCCTATTTGACAGGATTGCGTGATGAATATATAAATCCATTTGAAATCCGTGTGGATATGTATACAGAAAATACCAATCGTTCTGTTTATGAAAGTATCGCACGAGCAATTCTTGTGAGTGGAAACAACCGCGTTCTAACCTTTCATTCAGACGTGAATACAGAGAGAGATACGTCAGTTATTAATTTTGTAAAAGAAACTGATTTTATTCGTGCATTTCAAAAAGTGTTGACCAATGAGTTCCCAGAAAAGGCAGGGTTATACAAATCATTCAAAATGATTCCATTGGATGCTTCTAAGACAATGAAGGACCGCAGAACCATTTTGGATAAGTTTGATACCACGTTAGACAATGAGGTTTATATCATATCTTCGTGCGAAACCATCGGCGAAGGCATTGACACCAAGAACGCGAATATGTGCGTCTTCGTAGATCCCAAATCATCCTTTGTGAAAATCATCCAGAACATTGGTCGCATTGTACGTCCGCAATCAAAACCCTCGACGGTTCTTATTCCGTGTTGGGTAGACAAAACTAAATATGTTGGTTGTGACGAAGACAGAGAGAAATGCGACGAGGTTATTCGTTCGGATTTAAACAAAGACGGCAATTTCAACGGCATTTTAAATGTGCTCAGTGCACTAAGACAAGAAGATGAGGATATTTACGATATTTGCTTACATTACCCAGATACTTATTCGCCCCAAGAAATCAGAAGCAATTTGGAGAGACATGGCTATAAAGTGTTGGACCCGGTTGGTGATGGTGAATTGGTGGAAACAATGGAATACTTGTTGGATACTGATATTGATTATGATGACTATGAGGATTGTGAAACAAATGAGGAAATGATTATGCGAATTGCAGAAGACAATGATGTTTGTGTAAAGATTCATACGAACTCATTTGAAAATCAGATTGAAAAATATAATTCGGAATGCGAGAGTGGAGAAATAATTAGGTTATATAAGGAAGAAACTGACGAAGAAGAAGATAATCAAGTGTATTGTCCAATTGTGAAAAAATGTGGAAAAAGACGAGGAGAAGGAAAAATTAAAGAACTCAATAGAAAAGATAGAATCAAAATAGATGTACATACTAATCCAGATGTAAAGGTTTTGTGGAAGTTGGTGGGCGATTTTACGAAAGATATGTGTAGTTGTGTTTTGGAGTGTGAGGTTGTAGAATATGACCCTATGGAAGTTGCTATTGGGATTGTTGAATGGTATAAAATTAATGGATTTCCAAAAAATATTAAAAAAAATAAACAAGTCACGGTAGAACAAGAATTAGAAAGAAAATATTATGAAAAACTACAAAGATGGAAACGTGGCTTTAATGGAAGTAAATTTCACAAAGCACCAAATGCTGATATTATTCAGTTATTAGACAAAAATATACCAAATTGGAGCTTACAAAGAGATTTAGATGAAATCGCATATCAGACCGCAATAGAAATAGTAACTAGAGCAAAAGATAGAGAAAAAAATGGATTTAAATTATTACCAAGACATATTGAGAAAGAAAAGAGAAATACTTCTGAATTAATACAAGAAAATACTGATTCTCAAAAACTTGATGGTTGGAAATATGCGTGTAATGGTGGTAAGGATAATAGATGTTCAGAAAATGTAAAAAAATATTTAGATGATAATTTAACTGGATGGAGAATATCAATTGACGAACAATCATTATTAGATGTGAAAGCAATTGTTGAAAGAGCAAATGAAAGAGTTAAATGCGGTGGAAGATTAATACCAAAACAATATAGTATTAAAAATAGAACCACACCTGAACTTATACAAGAATGTAAAGATTCAACTAAACTTTCAAACTTAACAGCTGCAATAAATGGTGGTAAAAACTCAAAATGTCCAGATGTTGTACGGGATTATTTAAATATAAATATGCCTGGTTGGTCAGATAGTTTTGATGATATTGCTTACAAAACCGCAATAGAAATTGTAGATAGAGCAAAGGCAAGATTATTAAAGGGAGGCAATTTATTACCAGTTAGAATAGTAAAAAAAGAGAATAAACAAACTCTTGAACTAGAACAGGAAAATAAAGATGCTCAAAAAATATCTAGTTGGAAAATGGCTTGTCAAAATAAAACAATAAATTCAATATGTTGTGATAAAGTAAAAAATTATTTAGATACACACTTACCTGGATGGAGAGAAGAAACAAACTTGGAAGAAAATGCTTTAAATTATGCTCATGGTATTGTTGAAAGATCAACAAAACGTCTTCAAAATGGTGAGCATTTATTACCTAGAGCAATTCCTAAAAAAAACAGAATTAATGAAGAATTAGAACAAGAAACAATGGATTATAATAAATTAGGTATGTGGAGAAATGCAATAAAAGGAAAAGGGAGTTGTATTAAATATGAAAATGTTATAAACTATCTAAATATAAACCTACCAGGATGGCATTTTGATTTAGATGATAGAGCAATGGAAGATTGCTTTTTATTAGTAAAGCGTGCGGAAACAAGGCAACAAAATGGTGGACAATTACTACCCAGAAATATTTCAAATAAACAAAATAGAAAAATTCCTGAATTTGAGCAAGAATATAAAGATGCTATTAAATTAAATCATTTTAAGTCAGCTTTGAAAGATAGTAAAAATGGAAGATGTCCAGACGAAGTCCGGGACTATTTAGATACAAAATTACCTGGATGGAGAGAAGACCAAGATTTAAAACAAAATGCGATTGACTTTGCTTATGGTATTGTTGAAAGAGCAAAGAAAAGGGTAGTTAATGGTGGAAACTTAATGCCAAGTTCAATATATAAAAAAGAAAATAGAAATACTGATGAATTAGAACAACAGCATAAAGATGCATTGAAAATATCAAATTGGAAACAAGCACTAAAAGGTAATACAAAACAAATTTGTTATATTGAGGTACGGGATTATTTGGACGAACATTTGAAAGGATGGAGAACCATAGATGACAAAATCGTAGAAAAATCTAATATAAATTTAGTTATAGAAGAATCAGAAGAAATAGTTGAAACCCCCAAACCAAAGAAGTCAATGAAACTCAAAGAGATAACGACCAAAGAACCCAAAGAAACCCCTGAACAAAGACAAACACGCACAAAATCCGAACTTTCAGTCTTGCACCAAAGATACAAAACACTCACTTCTCAAAATCTTCAAAAAGAGTTCCAAGAGACCCCGGATCTATGGCACCAATACCACGCTGTGTCCGAAGAAAACGAAAAGTCATTCCCCGATGAGTCCATTCCTCGAAACCGCATTATCCAAGAACTGACCGAAATCAAGGGCAAACGAACTCGTTCCGTCGTGGATATGGGTTGCGGAAAGGCACAGATTGCCGACCACTTTGCAAACGATAAGCGTTTCTCCTTTATCAACTATGACCACGTATCATCCAAAGAAAACATTTTAGTCCAAGATATTTCCAAGACTGGACTAGAAGACAATTCAGTAGAGATTTGTATATTATGTTTGGCGATGTGGGGGTCGAATTGCCACGATTATGTGAGAGAGGCATATCGCATTTTGGAAAGCGGAGGTAAGTTGTATATTATGGAAGCGACAAAACGATGGACCGACGATGAGCCCGCCGATAAACTAAAAAAACTATTGGAAGAAACCGGTTTCCAAATAGTAGAACAAAGTATAGAGAAGTTTTGTATGTTTATTTGTATAAAAAATTGATTGTGTTTTGCAAAGAATCAAACTATCTGAACAATATGATTTTGTATGTTTTACACATTATAGAACAAGTGAATCGTTTCTATTGTTTTGTTTGTTGTATTTTCTGGATTTAACCAATAAATAATATTTTCTTCCAGCATCATTAATCTGTGTGTCCATTCACTCTTTTTTGATTTTTTTACAACGCATATACCTTTTTTATCTTGACCCCAACACGAAGTCGTTGTTGTTCCATCTTTTTCATAATCGTCCGGATTAAATCTGATAAATACAATAGGTCTATGCCCCAAATCCTGTGACAATTCCATTATACGTTTATTTTGACAACTGCAATCATATTCGGTATGCTGGTTTTCATCTACTTCTATAATCACAATTTGATAACCTAAATCTAATAACAAATCGGGACGGCGTTTGGAACAACCTCCATTTACTATTTTGTCTGCTATCCAGTGTAAATTGGGAAATTTGTTTTTTACATATTCAACCACTGAATATTCTTTGGTTTTGTAATTACGGGATACTGGTTTATCAGGAAACAAGTTAATATAACAGAAAAGACAATAACCATCATATTTTTTTTGAACAAATGTTGAACACCAATCACTTTTGCAAGTTTTATCTTTCACGTTTACCATCCCTTCTTTTTTGTGTGCCGAACAATATAAAGTCTTTGTTTCACCTTCTTTGTTAAATACTGGGTGTTTATTACACTCAAGACAAGTTTTATCTTTCACGTTTACCATCCCTTCTTTTTTGTGTGCCGAACAATATAAAGTCTTTATTTCACCTTCTTTGTTAAATGATGGTTGTTTATTACACTCTGGGTGAATACAAGTTTTGCTTATCACATTGACCATCCCTTCTTTTTTGTGTGCCGAACAATATAAAGTCTTTGTTTCACCTTCTTTGTTAAATGATGGGTGTTTATTACACTCAAGACAAGTTTTGTTTATCACATCAACCATTCCTTCCTTTTTGTGTGATGAACAATACAATGCATTTGACTCGCCTTCTTTGTTATAAATTGGTATAGTTTTACATTCTTGATGAATACAAGTTTCATGTTTCACATCAACCATCCCTTCTTTTTTGTGCGTAGAACAATATAAAGCTTTTGTCTCACCTTGTTTGTTATAAATTGGTATAGTTTTACATTCTGGATGAATACAATTTTTATTTTTTATATCTACCATATTTTCCAATTTGTGTGTTGAACAATATAATCGCTTTGTTTCACCTTCTTTATTAAAATTTGGTTGTTTTTTACAACCGGGATAAATACAAGCTTTGTTTTTCACATCAACCATCCCTTCTTTTTTGTGTGTAGAACAGTATAGTGCCTTTGTTTCACCATCTTTGTTAAATACTGGCTGTTTTTTACAGTCCGGATGACTACACGTTTTATCTTTTACATTGATCATCCCTTCTATTTTGTGTGTTGAACAATATAAAGCCTTTGTTTCACCATCTTTGTTAAATACTTGCTGTTTTTTACAGTCCGGATAAATACAAGTTTTGCTTATCACATTAACCATCCCTTCTATTTTGTGTGTAGAACAGTATAGTGCCTTTGTTTCACCATCTTTGTTAAATGATGGTTGTTTTTTACAACCTGGATGAGTACACATTTGTTTACTAATGATATTTATTTAACATGTAATTATTTAAATCAATTTTTTTATGTTAAATATGAAGTTTACACAGTAGAAAGTCCTTATCTCAAACACCAATTTTGAGGTCGGTCACGTTTTGAGCGAGAAGAACGGCGGGACCCATGAAATAAACAATTTGCGACCGATTTGTTTCGCGTGCAATCACTCGATGGGTACCGAAAACATGATTGATTTCGTTGTCAAGTATGGCCTTTATATTGGGTAATAAAATATGTTCGGCAGTGCAAATAAATGCTGTTTTTCAATAAATATAATTTATTGAAAAATATCCTTAAATTTGGTTAGAAACCTCCATATTCGTCGATGACTGTTTGTAAATTATTGAAAATATTATTTACAAATTTTATGATTGAGCACATGCTATTTGCAACCATTGGCATTGCTGAAAAATCATCCATTATAGTATTGGATTATATATTATTGGATTGAGAGGCTTATCCACAAAACGAAACAATAATACGATTGACATCTGGAATCAACTTGGTGTTATTCAACTCGGTTAAAACACGTTTCTTTGCATCTTCGCGAAAGTGGTGAACCGCAAACTGTATTTGGGAAAATTGGCGTTTTGCCCGCCAAATACTTGCCAATTCAGCACCATTGCATGCATCATACGGTTCGTCTTGTATCTGTTGAACTTGTTTAAGCAATGGCTCGGTGATTTTTTCAGTAGGACTCAACTTGATTTGTCCACCAAGCCAGTAATTGCCCTTTGACCAAGATGATTTGGTGTCATCCATATATTCATTAACCGCTCGATCAGAGGGTACAAACGCAAGCAAATCCAAAAGTGATGGGTCGAACATTTATTTATGATACATTTGGTTGCTTTTCACAAATAAAATCTAAAAAAGACCGGCTCTCGGATGAGCAACCAAAGCATTCTCAATGTTTCCGAATCTTGAACTGTTCGCTTTGTACCAATCAAACGTATATCGAATACCATCTTCCCAAGTTACAAGTTCTTTCCATCCCAATTCGTGTAATCTCGACGAATTAATATTGTAACGGAAATCATTGAACACTCGGTCTTCGACAAATGTCATCATTTCATCAATACAATCACCATATCCCGCAAGTTGTATCAACTGTCTGGCTACGTCAATGTTCGCATACTCATGGGTACCTCCAATATTATAAATTTCGCCAACCTGTCCTTTGAAAAGTAACAGTTCAAATGCCCTTGCAACGTCGTCTACGTACAAAAAGTTGCGTTTGTTTAACCCAGTTCCATGCAAAGTGACTTTTCTGCCTAACATCAATTGATTGATAAACTTGGGAATCAACTTTTCGGGATACTGATGTGGACCATATACGTTATTTCCTCTAGTAATAATAATCGGAAGACCAAACGATCGGTGATAGGATTTAACAAGAAACTCGGCCCCTGCTTTGGTTGCCGCATATGGATTGGTCGGTTCAAGAACCTGCTCTTCAAGCATTGCCACTTGGTTCGCCATCTGCTCGCCGTAGACCTCATCTGTACTCACATGGATGAATCTGCGAATACTTGCATTTTTCGCAGATTCAAGCATAACATGCGTTCCCATGATATTGTTTTGTGTAAACTGGAATGAGTTTCCAAATGAGTTGTCAACATGCGTCTGAGCAGCAAAATGCATAATTGTATCAATGTTTTCCTTGGCTATTATAAAGTTCACCAAATCTGAGCTGCAAATATTGCCTTTGACAAACTTGTAGTTTGGGTAGTCCTTTATTTCATCTAGGTTTTCCAAACATGAACAGTAGTCGAGACGATCCAGATTTACAATCTTGAGATTTGGATACTTCTTGACCAATAAAATTACTACATGCGAAGCAATAAACCCTGCTCCACCGGTGATTAAAATGTTTTTCGGCTCATAAGATGACATATTTGATTTATGATTTTTTGTTTGAACCAGATAAAAAAACACTTGTTATGTGTAGCAGTCGGATTTGAAATTTATATTTTTCACAAATACAATCATTCGAATACTAAATTAGCAGTGTCTGGTGATAAAATTGCTCCTGGCTTAGCTCAGTTGGTAGAGCGTTTGACTGTAGATGTTATAGAAAGTAATCAAATTGTCAGTGGTTCGATTCCGCTAGCTGGGAATTCTTTTTTTTTATAGTATATACTATAAAAATGAAAAAACCTTGCACCACAAAGTGGCTGGAAAAATCTATTGTGTTGGCGAAAAACTATCAAAGAAAGTAAAAGGTACTACAAAGAGAAAAAAAAATAATAATAAGAGAACACGGAAACATAGAGTATTATCTACATTACATGTATAATGGGTGTCGTCCATCATTTTTTACACATCTATTTTTTCACCGAGTTTGAAATATTCTTTTATTTTTATTATATTTTGCCTTATGAAAAACAAACGGTCTACGACATGTTTACGAAAAACAAAGTCATACAATACGACGACGACGAGATATTCATTCACTCAAACATTTCTTCCATTGAGAACCAGTGTGCAGCCGAGGATGAGAGAATCAACGCAAACCACGACGAGCTTTGGAGCTACTGTTGTGCCTATGTGATTTTCATAAACACCACCTTGTTTTTGGTTTTCGTGAGAGATTTCATTCAATGTTATCGCGGCTTTTCTCTATTGCCGAGAACAGATAGCACACGAGTCCTTACATCAATCGAGTCAAACCATAAAAAAACAGATTCCGACTTTGAGTTTGAAATGGTGGACTTGGAAGCGGCACCCACCCCGACAACAGTCGTTGTTGTTGTTCCATTCAAATTGTACTATTGGGAAAACTCAGAGTTTATAGCAGCAACCTGTAAAATTATTCAGTTTATTGTACTTATTGGTGTTTTCGAATATTTATTTTTTTCGTTTATTATCAACAAATACAAAATAATAAGTGGCAAAATGGTGCTATGTAAATTATTGAAATACTAGTTAAGCAAACAAAGACAAATCGATAGTACAAGACTTTTTTGCAACGGGTTCCGCTTCCTCTTCCTCTTCCTCTTCTTCTTCTTCTTCTACCACCTTATTAAAGGAGGGATCAAAAGGCGTAAGCGAAGCGGAATACGTAGTTCCCTTTACCTTTACAGCTTGTTCAAACTTCGGTGTAAACACACTCTCCCATTTGGAAACATCCGGAGTATATTTTGAGGAGGTGGTTTTTACAATCGCATATTTTTCCTTTTTATAATACGTTTTGCGTTTTGCCCACTGCTTTTGAAACAAGTCGTGTGTATCAACAATGTCAATTATTAAAGGGTGTTCGTGATCAGATCGCAAGATTCTACCAACCGTCTGTTCAATGTCGGTTTTTGGCGTTACCATAATCAGTGTGGAAAGTGTTTTAATATCAAGAGCTTCTGCAGCCATGCTATATGTCGCGATAACCACCTGTTTACTTTCCGTCGTATTCAGAACATTCTGTTTCATTCCTCCCAAATAATACCCAACCGTGGCGAACCCCGCGGCTTGAATGGCATCGTGCATATAGGTCAAAACATTGCGATTATGAGCAATCACCATGATTTGTTGATCGGGGTTTTCGACAAACATATCGCGAATGACTCGAAGGATGAAATCAGACCGCGGAGTATATTCACATAGCTTGCTGATCATGGTTGAGAACGCGGGATTGCCGCGAAAATCATACTCGACGCGACCGAACGCGTGATCATTCGACTCGAACACGATTTGCCGCACCTGGACGAACCGCTGTTTCTTCGAGGTCATTTTGTAGATGATATCTCCCAAAAACAGCTTGAACACGAAGGTGGTGCCGTCTTTGCGGTCCATGGTGGCGGACAATCCGAGCGTATACTTAGTCACAATCTTGAACAACGATTGAGAGAAGACCTCGGAGCCGATATGGTGGACCTCGTCGATCAAAAGGAGTCCAAAGGATGCAAAGACCGAGTCGGGATATTCTTTCATCGAGAGACTCTGCAACATTCCGATGACAATGTCTTTGTCGTCGACGTCCACAATCGGGCCCTGGATGCGTCCGACGCGTGCACTCGGTAGATATTGTTGAATCCTCTCGATCCACTGGTTAAGCAAGAACTCTTTGTGAACAATGATCAGCGTCTTTTTCCGCATGGTGGAGACGATATTGAGCCCGATCACGGTTTTGCCCTGCCCGCACCCGAGCGTGATCAATCCGCCGCTGTCCGACCGTTTGTATGCGGTCACGACATCTTGTTGGTAGTCTCTCAATGTCCCGACGAAGGGAAGGTCGATGTCCTCTCCTTCGGAGATTTTCACTTGTTTAGCCGGACCGAAATGGGTGGTTCCGAAATGACGGGGGACATAGATTTTTTGGGAGGATTCGCGATAAGCGGGGAACGAAACGGTGGCGGCCTGTGTCATTCCGGGGGTAAAAGGCCGAATGGTCAAAGTGTCTTTGATAAACCGGATTTGGGTTTCATCGAGTTCGGATTTTAAAATTGTGTACCCTTTTTGACCGAGATAGGTGGTCAAGGTTTTAGGCATTTCGATTGTGGCTGGAGGCTTCGCCGCCTGAGGCTTCTTTGGTGGCCATCTCTTCATTGTAGTTTTATATAATTTATTTATGAGTCTATTATTATATAAAATGATGTACGAATCGTTGTCTAAAGTGGAAATCGCCCTATTAATTCTTTTCATAGTTTACCTCGTCATGGATATCTATCCTCCTGAGATGCTTGCCGAATATATCGACACCACGGTTGGTATGGTTGGAGTCCTATTGATTGCTCTCTATGTGTTTATGTATCACAATCCGATTTTAGGCGTAGTCTTCTTGTTCGTCGCTTACGAGATTGTTCGAAGAAGTGCTCGCGTAAACAACCGCGTTCCGATGCAAAAGCACACCCCCTCGCAAGCGAAAAAGGACGCGGAACTGGTGGCGATGAACCCGGATGCTCCTACATCATTGGAGGAAGAGATGGTCGACAAGATGGCCCCCGTTGGCAAAAGCGTTTCGATCACCTATACGATGAGTGAGTATAAGCCGGTTTCGTCGGATATTCACAATGCGTCGACACTCTAAAGGGTAAAGGGAACGTAGTTCCCTTTTGATCCCTCCTTCTCAAGCATGGGATTTAAAGTCAAAGCATGGGATTTAAAGTCAAAGCATGGGATTTAAAGTCAAAGCATGGGATTTAAAGTCAAAGCATGGGATTTAAAGTCAAAGCATGGGATTTAAAGTCAAAG